GGTAGAAAGCCAAAACCAAAACCTGAAAATGTAGAACCTCATGTTCCAAAAAAACGCGGTAGAAAACCAAAAGGCGGAAAAATCATAAATAACCCTCTAGAGAAAAGTAAAGAAAGTGAATATGTGACAGAAAACGTAATACTACATCTCAAATGTAACAGTCAAGAGATCACAAACGATGAATTCAAACTAGAAGCCTTTGAATCAAATAGTCTTTCATTTCAAATCTTAGATGATGATATTATGGATAAGCAAATGGATAAGCAAATGGATGAACCACAGGATGAACCTGATACGGTTACGATTATGGATAAGACTATAGAACATGCCGGTGATAATATGAATGACGCTAATATGAATGATGTTAATATGAATGATGATATGAATGCTAATAATGATACATCAACCGTTCATAAAAATGTTCATCAAACCGTTGTTCAAAGTGTTCATCAAAACGTTGCTCAAAACAGTGCGTCAAATGAAAGCAATATTAAACATATTTCGGATAAGGTAAGAGAATTACAGAAAAACTTTTATTTTAATGATTCAATTAATAGTAATTCAGCATGTTTTTGGTGTACCTGCGAGTTTGACCATACGTCTGTACACATTCCCAAATATAAATTAAATGAAGAATACTATGTATATGGATGTTATTGTAGTCCCGAGTGCGCTGCGGCGTATTTATTTAACGAAACAATTGACTCGTCTCAAAAATTTGAAAGATATCAGTTAATGAATTATCTATACAATACAATTTATAGCAACACCTCTGATATTAAACCTGCACCTAATCCTCACTATATGTTGGATAAATTCATGGGTAACATGACAATTCATGAATATAGACAATTACTACGCCAGGATCGTTTGTTTGTGGTGGTCGACAAACCAATTACGCGTATATTACCAGAAATTTACGAAGAAACAGATAGTATGCATGGAGGTCAGTTTGAATCATTAAATAATAAATCTACTTTTCAGATAAAACGCAGTAATGTCGCTCAAACAAATAATAAACCTAAATTTTTTTAAACCTTTGTTACACATTTTTCTAGCATTTTCTAGCATTATCCATAGCATTATCTCGTAATTAATTTTATAATTGGTGTTGTATTCTAATTAAAATACAATACAAATTTCTATAGCAATAGCTCTATAATAAATCGTATACAAATTCAACTCAATTGTTTGATGAAATATCGTCATATATGCTTTCAAAATATAATTTATTTACCTTAAACTTATTTTTTCCGGATGTATATAACTGATAAGCATTATATGAAGATTTTATTTCACGCGATTTACCAATATAATCAGTAATAAACTCTTTCACCTCCTTTTTCTTATCCCAATACTTACATGAAACTGAATATATTTTGTCATCGTATACGTTAATATTTTTAATATAAAATCGTATAGCCTTTATAGCAATATCATTTGTAAGAAAATTTACATCTAATGATTGTTCGTATGAAAATATATTAATCACTTCATCTATTTCAAATTCTTCATAACTATAAGTTATTGTAAACGAATCGTTAATAAACTGAATAAACTGTTTTACTTCCTCCAATAAAGGCGACGTAATATTTATGAAAGATTTACCATTTGAAATCACCTTATTTGTTTCCGTTAAGTATGTAGCGAGTTTTTTTTCTGTAAACATAGAGGGTAACATATGCTCATCTATAAACAATTTCCATATGAAGTACATATCTTTACTTTGTATCTCTTTAGTATTGTCAAAATGTAGATATAGTGTTGTAAACTTGTTAATGATGACAATAACATTAGAGAACTTACGAATACACGTTCTTACATGATTATTACACTTTGATGCAAAAGTATTTATATCAAATCTATTTGAGTAATGGCACGCAACTACAATAATATCTATAATGTTCTTATATATTACGTCACATGATTCGTGTTTGGTAAAATTTATAGGAAGAAATAAGGTATCATTATTATTATTATTATTATTATTATTATTATTATTATTAGCATCGTTTGTTGTCATACCAGCATTAGTAATCATACCAGCATTAGTAATCATACCAGCATTAGTGATCATACCAGCATTAGTGGTATTAGTAAAAGGATTGTTAATATTTGTATCATTGTCTATAAATTTGTACTTGATATTTGAAAGAGGAATGACATTTCCAATAATATTGCATATATGACTGGATAACTTGATCATTACCCTCTTATTATTCTGCGATAATAGAACACTTGTATTATTCGTCTTTTTATGAATATTATTTCCTAGGTTAATCAAAAATAATTTAGCATATTCACGGCGTTCAAAATATAATGGATACAATAATTTAATAACCTTTTGAATGGTGCTAGAAGTAGGTATAATATCAATGAGTAATTGTTTTTTAACACTTTTTATAATGGAAGTTTCTATCTTGTATTTATATTTGTATATTAAATCAGTATTTCCAATATTATTGATATAGTTATAAATGAAAACAGAAAATTCATTATTATTAAAAATCTGGAACGAGTTATCTGTATATGAAATAAATTGTTCTATACTATTACTGTTATTATAGAAGAATAAGTGATTATTGAAAAAGTTATTAATTGTAGTATTAATTAACTTTGCCGTCATTTCATTTTTCTCCTTTTGAATAAGATAGTTTTCATACGAGGTTTCTAATGATTTACGCATACCCCATATAATCGTGGCCATTTTCGAATAAATATATTCATTATCTTTATATTCATCATATAATTTCTGTACTTCCTCTACAATATCTGACATGTTGTATTATTAATAATAAATGAGATGCGTTTATATTTATTCATTTAAATATAATAAACTTAAAGATTCATGTATAAATTTATAAAAGAATGCCCAATACAAATCCTAATAATGTTTTAACCATAAAAACTGTACAAATTGCGCCGTTTCGTACATTGATGACCGCATTAAAAGACATTTTATTAGAGACTAATATAACATTCCAGCGCGATGGTATCCGTATCATCAATATGGATAAATCACATACTATTTTGGCACATCTCCATTTGGAGGCAGAGAACTTTGAACTATATGAATGTGATCATGAAAAGATTATTATTGGCGTAAATATGTTTCATCTATTTAAATTGATTAACTCAATTGACAATGACGATACATTGACAATATATATAGAGAAGGATGATTATGTAGATGGCGTAACATCTTATCTGGGATTAAAATTTGAGAACGGTGATATCAAGCAATGTAAAACCCAAAAGCTTCGTTTAATTGAGCCTGAACCAGAGGAATTAGAGGTACCTGATGTTAAATTTTCTTCTATTATTAACTTACCTTCTTCCGACTTTCAAAAAATTATCAGAGACTTAAGCGGTATTTCAGATAAGCTGGAAATAAAGTCTGTAGGTAATGAATTAATTTTTAAATGCACTGGTCAATTTGCTTCAGCAGAGATTCATAGAGCTGAATCTGAAGGAAGTATGGCTTTTATCTCTTCAAAAAATAATTCCAAAATCGTTCAAGGAGAATTTTCGTTGAAGAATTTAGGATATTTTATTAAATGTACAAATTTATGTTCTCAGATAGAAGTATATTTAGAAAACGATCTACCATTGGTTGTATTGTACCACGTAGCCTCTTTAGGAAAAATTAAATTATGTTTAGCCCCTTTACCAACATCATAAATTAAAATATATATGCATAATATACTAACATATATTATGTATACTGATTCTGATAAAAATAAATTAGTTGTTGCAGTTCCAATATATGATGAGCCGTTAAGTTATGTCAATGATAATGGTGATATAGATGGATTGAATTATCATGCTTGGCAGGAAGTTAATAAAGTACTTACAAAGCGAACAGGTATAACATATAACATAGAGTATGTTGTTGTAAAGAAACCAAAAACCAGCGAATTAATCGATGGACTGAAATCGCGAAAATATGACGTAGTTGTAGGCAACTTTACAAGTGATCCGCTTCAAATGAGCTATGTAAACTATACATATCCTTTCATGTCAATGAAATATGTAGGAGTTTACAGTCATGAAGATACGGAGGCTTTAGAATATACCCTTTTGAAAAAAACACTATCTGTACTATATTATCCTTTTATAGTATTGGTCATACTTGCTCTTTTTGGAACAATATTTGTGGGATTAACAAATAAGAAATCCAATATACTAGGAACGTTTACTCAAATGATAAATGGATTTTTAGGCGATAAGCGAGCATTATTAGATGGTAGCTATTTCGTGATTAATCCAGATAAGAATATATTGTATTGGGTAATTGGAATAGTCATTTTACTTTTATCGTTTATCTTTTTATTTTATCTTCAGGCTGTAGCAATTTCCAAATCATTAGATATCATACAGTTTGACAATGATCCGTTCCGTAATACGCAGGGAAAGAATGTTATGGTATCAAAAGGAAATCCTAACAGTGAAGATTTGAAAAGGTGTTGTGGAATTGTACCGATTGAAACAAAAAACAATATTAGTACAATTGATGGAGTAGCAAAAGAATATATGAAAAAAAAAAATAAGAATAAGTTGATCGGATTTTATTATTCTGGCATTGAAGCAAATAAATTAGTTAACCGCGATAAAAACTTTAGAATCTCATCATATCCTATTTCATCTCCATCACCTGTTTCATTTATGGTTTCAAAATATAACCCGGAATTATTATATAATTTGAATGAAAGTATTGCTTCCGTCAATTGGAATAGTTTACTTAATAAGAAATGTAAAAAATTTGTAAACAGATTATGTTTCAGTACATAATATATTATAAGGTATAATGTATAAGATATATTTATGCGATAGATTTACTACTATAATGATACTATAATGATACTATAATGATATTAGATTATAATATTATTATATTACTCGTATATAATAACGATTAATGTTCAGGGACGTGTTTTTTGAATAATGTTCCTTTTGTATCTATTTTGCTTGGTAAATTCAACATTTTAACATTTTGAATACTAATGTCTTTCATCCATATTTTTAATATACAAAAATTCTTTTTCGGTGATACTGTAATTCCATTTACAGTTTGGTTCATCATTTCATCTTTAATAATCATCTCTCCGAGTAAAGTGATAATAATTTCGTTCCATATATTATATACGTCAGAATTATTTACTTTAAACGAAAACGATCCTCCATTGCAATTACTTTTATCTTCCCATGTAGGTAGAATATTTTTTCGCATGCAAAATACCATACAATTTTTAATCATAACGTCAGGTATAACATTTTCTAATTCAATAATCTGTTCCATGCTATCAATATCAGTAATGCGTTTATAACTGTTAATGCTCCAATCTGTATCATGAGGTAAATGAGCCCATATGGTCCATATATCATTAAGTTGATGATAAACATTACATTTACTTTCCATTTCAGGCGATGTTATAGATGACATTATAATTAAATATATCAATTTTGTTTAATATATTTAATGAATTAACATTTAATAATTATTTAATACTTATTTAACACTTATATTCCTGGATTTCACTTCATATATATTTCCCCCACCTGACGTAAATTGAAGAAATTGATCTTGATTGAAAGAAACAATATCACATTTATTATCTATTATAGTAATTGTATAATCAGTTTCATTGACATTAATCAAATGATCTTTATATAATAAATACGCAATATGCTCTTTGAAAAATACCACATTATTCTCAAAAAAATAATTAACAGTAGTAATATCTAAATCAACCGATTCTTCGACGTCTTTAATTTCTATAGATGCTGACAATATAACAGATTCAGTTTTCTTAGTGAATATTTCGGGAATATCATCCATATCTATATCATCTAAAAACATGAATTGACATTTTTTATCGCCTATATATTTTTCGATAATACCAAACTCGAAATCCATATCGATATCACTATCTAAGTCATCGAGTACATAATTGAATGGTATTTTAGAATTGATTAAAGATACTATTGGTTCATCCGTAATGAAATTACTTAAAGTAAATTGTTTAATATAGTTATTATAAAAAGATTCAAAATAGCTCCATATATACATTGTTTTGTAAAACATATTAAGTGCAAATGTTTTCATTAAATATAAAACAAAAATACTATCTATATTAATTTACTAAATATATATATATATTGTTATATAGTTATATTTAGTTTCCTATTTTGTGTTTATCGAAATTTATTTGTATAGAACATAAGATAAAAAATGGCTACGGTGGTTATTATGAGTGGATAAAACACAAATATATAAGCAATGAAAGATAGATCCATTGAACAAAGAATATGCAATAAATATGTAATGACTATAGTTCCAATAGATTTAACTAACGCAAGTTCATACATTCCGCGGGTTATATCAATTACAATAATAATAACCATAATCAAAAAATAGCTAAATGATGGTATACATAAATCAAATATTGCTGACATATAGTGTATTATATTATTATAATTTTTTATATCATATACTATTCATCAAACTCCTCAGTCTTCCTCCACTTCAACTTCTTCATATTCTACTTCCTCTTCCTCTTCCTCTTCCTCCTCGTCTTCCTCACCTTCCTCCACTTCAACTTCTTCATATTCTACTTCCTCGTCTTCCTCGTCTTCCTCACCTTCCTCTACTTCAACTTCTTCATATTCTACTTCCTCTTCCTCGTCTTCCTCACCTTCCTCTACTTCAACTTCTTCATATTCTACTTCCTCTTCCTCGTCTTCCTCACCTTCCTCCACTTCAACTTCTTCATATTCTACTTCCTCGTCCTCTTCCTCTTCCTCTTCCTCATCGTCTTCATCACCTTCCTCCACTTCAACTTCTTCATATTCCTCTTCCTCTTCCTCTTCCTCCTCACCTTCCTCTTCCTCCTCGTCTTCTTCCTCTTCCTCGTCTTCCTCACCTTCCTCTTCCTCACCTTCCTCTTCCTCCTCGTCTTCTTCCTCTTCCTCACCTTCCTCGTCCTCTTCCTCGTCCTCTTCCTCTTTCTCAAAGAAATCGTCCACGTTCCACCCTTCTTTTCGTAAAGTATCCGCCTTATCTTGAAAACAATTCTCGCATAAACACAATTTTAAATTGTGTCCATTGACTTTTATACTCAATTCAATGATATCATCAGTATTTACATGGATAGCACATGTTTCACACTTTCTTTTACCTTCCTCCGGTTCCTCACCTTCCTCTTCCTCTTCTTCATCGCTTTCATCACAAGCATTACCACATAGATATTGCCCACTGCCTTTCATTTGAACTATATCTTCGGTTTTTCCACAAATGCTACATCCTGCTTCTTGATTATTTGGCTCTTCTTGTACGTATAAAATATCTCCCATTCCATCGTCATTAAAATAGCCATCACATAAGTTACATTTTTGCCACTGTCCCTCTTGATAAGTCTCTTCAGTATCTTCTTCGGAATCCCAATCAGGTGGATATCTTTCACAGTCCATATTTTCACACAACTGTATGGGTTCTTTTTCTTCCAACTTTATGGATTCTTTGTGTTCCAACGGTTCCCCTTCATCTTCCTTGTCTTTCTGGTCCTCTTCCTGGTCTTCCTCCTGGTCCTCTTCCTCGTCTTCTTCCTCGTCTTCCTCTTCCTCTTCCTCTTCCTCTTCCTCTTCCTCTTCCTGGTCTTCCTCTTCGTCTTCCTCTTCCTGGTCTTCCTCTTCCTGGTCTTCCTCATCTTCCTGGTCTTCCTCCTGGTCTTCCTCCTGGTCTTCCTCGTCCTCTTCTTCTATTTTTATATCTACCATACCACTACCTATAAAATCAATATTTTTTACAGTTTCATCGGATGGTTTTTCATTAATTTCTACTGTAATATTTTCAGACGGTTCTTTTGTTATAGTATCTCCAATAAGGGAAATAATGTGTTTAAGTTTATCATTTTCTTTTCTTAACTGCGTTACAAATGGTATATTTGAAATATGTTTGTATGTTTCTTTGTAAAGATCATGATGATGAAAATTAGAGTCACTATATTTATCAATTAATACTTTAATCTTTTCAAAAAGTACATTCTTCTCCATCTCTTATAATGGTATATTACACGAGTATAATTTTAAATCAATTTTAATAATAAATTATATAAAATAGTATATAAAATAGTATATAAAATAGTATAGTGCAAAACCCCAAATAACGGTTATTAAATATTATATTTAATATTATATTATTTATAATAAAATTGAAATAAACTCATATTATCATGACATGAATATACAGAATGGATAACTCTTTGGCAAAAACTTACCAAAAGAAAACAGATAAGCAGCATATTTTGGATAATCCCGATACCTATATTGGATCTATCGAAAATATTGATACCGATTACTGGGTTTATAAAAATGATAAAATTGTTAGTGAAAACATAATGTTAATTCCGGGACTCTTCAAATTATTTGACGAAGGAATTGTTAATTGTCGCGATCATGTTATCCGCATGAAGCAAAAGATTAAAGATAATGTTCCCTCCTCTATTCCAGTATCTAATATTGACATAAGCATTGAAGATGATGGATCGATCTGTATGGTAAACGATGGTAATGGAATTGACATTGTAAAGCATCCCGAATACGATGTTTGGATTCCAGAACTTATATTTGGTCATTTACGTACATCTACAAATTATGATAAAACCGAGAAAAAAATTGTGGGAGGAAAGAACGGGTTCGGATTCAAATTAGTCTTAATTTGGTCGGAATGGGGATATGTTGAAACGGTGGATCATGTTAGGAAATTGAAATATAGACAGGAATTTAAAAACAACCTAGACGAAATTTGTAAACCAAAAATTACTAAATGCTCTACTAAACCATATACTAAAATTGTATTCAAACCAGACTATAAACGTTTTGGTATATCTGGAATGACAGATGATATTAAGAATGTACTCATACGTCGTGTATACGATGTTGCTGGCATCACTGATAAAAACATAAAGGTAAAATTAAATTCAAACACCATTCCTATCAAGAACTTCAGTCAGTATATTGATTTATACATTGGATCCAAGGAGGAAAATAAGCGATGTCATGAAAGTCACGAAAATGAGCGATGGGAGTATGCTGTATCACTTTCACCAACGCATGAGTTTCAACAAATTTCGTTTGTAAATGGTATATTTACATCAAAAGGAGGAAAGCATGTAGATTATATATTGAATCAAATCACTAAAAAAATGGTTACCTATATTGAGAAGAAAAAGAAGGTTACTGTCACCAATAATAGCATAAAGGAACAACTAACATTATTTTTAAGATGTGATATTGAGAATCCAGCATTTGATAGTCAAACAAAAGATTATATGAATACACCCTCAGCAAAGTTCGGATCATCATGTACAGTAAGTGATAAATTCATTGAAAAAATGGCAAAGATGGGTGTTCTAGATGCTGCGTGTGCCATTACAAACGTGAAGGAGAATAAAAATGCGAAGAAAACGGATGGTTCTAAAACGAAAAATGTTCGCGGTATTCATAAACTCATAGATGCGAATTGGGCTGGAACTAGTCGCTCCGGCGAATGTAGTATTATATTGTGTGAGGGTGATTCAGCAAAGGCAGGTATTGTATCTGGTTTGTCAACCGATGATCGCAACAAAATTGGTGTATATCCAATGAAAGGTAAAGTGTTAAATGTACGTGGCGAACTTCAAAAGAAAATCACAGAGAATAAAGAAATAAATGAAATTAAGAAGATTCTAGGACTAGAAGTAAATAAAAAATACACGGTAGAAGACGTTAAAAAGACATTAAGATATGGTAAAATAGTATTCATGACAGATCAGGATTTGGACGGTAGTCATATTAAGGGTCTTGGATTAAATTTATTTCAATCACAATGGCATACCTTAGCAAAGCTTCCTGAATTTATTGGTTATATGAATACTCCTATTTTAAAAGCTACCAAAGGTACTCGCAAAGAAATGTTTTATAACGATGGAGAATATGAAAAATGGAAAGAGACAAATGATGTTAATGGCTGGAAGATTAAATATTATAAGGGTCTTGGTACTAGTACAGGAAAGGAATTTAAGGAATATTTTCAGAACAAAAAGCTAGTATATTTTACACATAGCGGAGAGTCATGCGATGACGCCATTGATAAAGTGTTTAATAAAAAACGCGCTGATGATAGAAAAGATTGGTTAGCGCAATATGATAGAAGTTTATACCTGGATACAAATGCGGATAAAGTAAGTTATGAAGATTTTGTGAATAAAGAGATGATCCACTTCTCTAAATATGATTGCGATCGTTCCATACCTAATCTTATGGACGGGTTAAAAATTAGTCTTCGTAAAATTCTGTTTTCAGCATTTAAAAAGAATTTAGCCAATGAAATCAAAGTAGCTCAATTCTCTGGTTATGTTTCAGAAAATTCAGGATATCATCATGGTGAAGCTAGTTTAAACATGGCGATTGTTGGCATGGCGCAAAATTATACCGGATCAAACAATATTAATTTATTAGAACCCAATGGCCAATTTGGAACTAGAATGCAGGGCGGTAAAGATTCAGCATCCGAGAGATATATATTTACTCAACTGAATAAAATTACACGATATTTATATAGTGGTAAAGATGATGCCATTCTCAAATACAATAATGATGATGGGGATATGGTTGAGCCTGTATACTACCTTCCTATAATCCCTATGGTTTTGGTGAATGGTGTAAAAGGGATTGGTACAGGATTCAGTACTGAGATACTCCCTTACGATCCTCTATTATTAATTGATTATATATCTGAAAAGCTAAATAATAAAGATACATCAACTTACAAATTCACGCCTTACTGGAATGGTTTCAATGGAGATGTATATGAAGATGTTGAAAATAAAAGGTATCTTGTGAAAGGAAAATATTCAAAAATTTCAAAAGATACCATTCATGTGACAGAGCTTCCTATTGGCTTTTGGACAGATGATTTTAAACAACTACTAGAGTCATTAATGGAAAGCGTTGACAAAAATGGAAAAAAAATAAAACCAGTCATTAAGGAATATGATGATATGAGTAAATCAACAAACATTGACGTACGAATAAAATTCATGCCTGATGTCCTAGATAGACTCATGAAAGACCATGATGATAATATTAATATATTGGAGAAAACCTTAAAATTAACTACTAGTTATTCTACAAATAATATGCATTTATTCGACGGTGATGAGAAATTAACAAAGTACTCTTCTGTTATTGACATTATCGAAGACTATTATATAGTTCGTCTAAAGGGATATACGCAAAGGAAGAATCATATTATTAATGTTATTCAAACAGAATTGGTTTTACTAAGCAATAGAAAACGCTATATTGAAGAATTATTAAACGGAAGTCTAGATTTTAGAAATAAGAAGAAAAATATAATTGTTAAGGCACTCGTTGATAAAAAGTATGACACAATAGATAATGACAATGAATTCAAATATTTACTTAAAATGCCAATGGATAGTGTCAGTACTGAAAATGTTGATAAAATTGTAAAAGAACATGATGCTAAGTTAAGTGATCTTGATTACTATAAAAAGGTTTCAGAAACAGAACTATGGTTAAGCGAATTACAATTATTAAAGCAGGAATATGTTAAATATTCCATACATCGCGATAAGGTTAATAAGGAATAGTCTCGTAATAAATGGTCTCATAATAAATGGTCTCTTAATAAATATTAGCAACATATGTATGTATTTTTATTGACCTTTTTTATAGATGTTTTATAAACTTTTACTCAATGTTATTTAAAGTGTTCTGATCCATGGATTTTCCTCTAATTGTTTTTCATTTGATCTTGACATTACAGGATAGTTCAATGGAATAGCAATTGTACTTGAATCTCTACAATAGTTCATATATCCAATTGCTTCGCCATAAACTTTAGGAATAGCATATTCTAGTACTATTTTATTAAGATCATCAATTTGTTCCTTAACTTTAGAAGGTGAGTTGATTGAATGCTGTAAAAATATGCTTCTCATTATAACTTTTAACGTATCGCTATCCTGTTCTCCGATTACAAATTTTTCTTTGGATTTTTCATATACTCCCGCACGTATCCCATTTTGAAGAATTTTTATATTTTCAGCTGAAAAGAAATTTTGCGAGAGCACTGTATCATAATAAATACCTTGAACAGCATCCGTATATGGCGTAGATTTCATCACAGATTTATCATATAATTTAAATTGATCTATTGAACTGGGAGGTTGTATAATATCTATTCTACCATTAGATTTATTAAGCATTATATAAAATATATATAAAAAAAATAAAAATATAATTTATATGGAATTAAATTTTAAAATGATTATAGTCATTGTGTTTTTAATGATTCTCGTTGTATTATTAGTTATAATATTTCGTGCGATGAAAGATGCACTTGTAAATAATGAATGGCCTGGCAATGTGTCCAAATGCCCCGATTACTGGATGGAAGACATGTCTTCCGACGATATAATATGTTCAAATGAGAAAAATATAGGCATCGATACATGTCCAAAAGATGTAAATATGAGTACATATATTTATAATTCAAAAATTTTAGCAACCAGCGATTGTGCTAAAGCACAGTGGGCTCGTTCATGCGATTTAACATGGGACGGTGTTACAAATAAGAAAAATGTATGTACGTAAAATTAAAATATGAGTGTATTTTAATTGAAAATATGTCGATTCTATCAACTACGTTATGTAATTCACTGAATAGTAAAATACCCATGGATATATGTCATCAGATTTCAAATTATATAGAATTAGAAATATATCATTTACCAGATGATATATGTACATTAATCATAAAATTTATTCCTTATCATCAAAAGTATATCTACAATAAAACGTATTACTACCAATTTCACAAATTCGTACATTTCACGCCATATGATGGATATATTAGAAATATCATTCGCAATGACTTATTCTTTGTATTTAATCATACGCTTCATACCAATGTGACAAAATGGAACAAAAAAAAACAATTCATGTACAGAAAGGTAAAATGTGATTCATACGTTTCGTTATTAAATAGATGGTGTATTGAATATAAGTCAAATAAATGTCGCGATTCTATAAAAACTATTTTATCATCTTAATTAGTTAAAAACAAAATTTTATTATTTATATTATTATTAATGCTATGCTATAATACTATATTAGATCGGGACCATATTAAAAAAGATATAATAGATAAACTTACTTTTTTTGAGGAAAACAAAAGCGTAAAAAGTATAAAACGAGGTTTCTATATTTCTGGAGATTGTGGAATTGGAAAAACGGAGTTCGTTAAAAAGGTGTTGACCGAAATGAATTATGATATTTTACATTACACTGCCGGTGATATAAGAAATAAGTCTGTTATTGAAAATATGGGAAAAAATAATATGGCGGATATGAATGTGGTGAGTATGTTCAAAAAGGTGAAGAAAAAAATAGCCATAATCATGGATGAAATTGACGGATTAAATAGTGGTGACAAGGGAGGAATTTCCTCTTTAATTACTATCATACGTCCAAAGAAAACAAAAAAGCAGATGATAGAATTAATAACGGATACACCAATTTTTTGTATCAGTACCAACGAAATTGATAAAAAAACAAAAGAGCTTATAAAAGTGTGCCACTATTATGATTTAAAAAAACCGAGTGATTATCAAATTAAAAATATTGTGGATAATGTGTTTATAGATTCCAATAGTATTACAAAGGAACAGGTAATATTACATAGTCAAAATGACCTGAAAAAAATCCAGTCTCTCTATAAGGTGTACAACAAGAGTCCAAATGTATTGACGAGTATATTATCTAAAAATGTATTTGTTAAAAAGTCCGTCATCGAAATATCAAAAGAAAGCGTGAAGACTATATACAAAACGAATATTCCGTTCGAAAAACATAATCAATATGTTAACGAGAACGATCGTACAATAGTAGCATTATTATGGCATGAAAATGTATGCGATATCATACAAAAATGTAGCAAAAAGGATATGGTATTGTTTTATTATAGACTATTAGAAAATATGTGTTACGGAGATTATATTGATAGAATAACGTTTCAAAAGCAAATTTGGCAGTTTAATGAACTTTCATCATTTATTAAAATTATGTATAATAATTACCTAATGCATAATGAATTTAATGATAAAGACAATATGAAGAATATTAGTGAAGTACGTTTTACAAAAGTGCTTACAAAATATTCCACCGAATTTAATAATTATGTCTTCTTTCAAAGGATATCAAATATAATGCTTCTTGATAAAAAGGACATTATAACTTTTTACACAGGTTTAAGAGGGAATAAAGAATCGGAAGATGAGATCGTAAACAATTATGATGTGAATCATTTAGATATACAACGTCTGTATAGATATATTGACAATCATAAACCAACGTATGATGGTAATATATAGGGGATGATATCTAGGGGGTTAGTAGTTGATATTAGAATTGTAAAAACATGTGTAAATATAATAATTACACATGTTTATAAAAATATTAGTTATGCTGTAAATAATACTGAATTAAATTAGGATGAGTTTTGTGAATATGATATAACATATCCAACCGATTATAGGAAACGCATATACTAATTCTAATTTACTATAAGCATGATAGGCACTAATTAATGCGGCTAAGAACATGAACATGGTATTGGTTATAGTACGTTTAAGTATATATGGAATACCCGTAGTAGTTGTTTTAATTCCATTCTCAATAATGGATAGTTTATTGAATGATGCATGTAATATTAAATAGTACGCCATTGCCATAAATTGGTATATACCTATAAGAATTGGATATGTAGAAAGTCCCCAAATAAACGCAATAAGTGTTATGAATGGAAACCAAACAGAGAAATAACATGTAGGGAGCAATTTATTCATATTATAAAAACTTCCTATAATTCCACTTACCCATCCGAATGACGAAGATACCAGTAATAATAAGAGAATTAATATAGGACCCAGTAAAACTGTATATGTTTCATCGATACTAGTAAATACATTATTTAAATATGTTCTTCCTGTTGAAAAACTATATGCAATTATACTAATAGACCACGAAACAAATCTGAAATAAAGAGGTCTATGTTTATTTGCTTCAGCATTACAGGTGACTGGATTTTTATAAGGAAATTCCCATTTTGATATAGGATCAGATACATCTAAATCTGAAAGTTTGCACTCTGAGAAGTTACCTGTATATGGATATCCATTAATGTCTTGCCCTGATAGCCCACCTTCTTGTGATTCCGCGCTTTTAGAAATTAGGTAATAACTGGTACCAAAATATAAATATATTAGAAGTATTATTATTCCTTTAATAGTCGCGTATATGAAATCTTCAAATCCAGTTGCTTCTAACCAGGTTGATTTCTCTTTCTTCGTTTCATTTTCTTTAGTATCATTCGTATCATCATTTGTATCATCCTCCGTATCATCTACGACAAAGTCCATGTCAGAAACATCATTATTGTCTTTGTCATTATCACTCATATTTATACTATATGAGTATAATATAATTCATATTATCAGTGTAAATTATCAGTGTAAATTATCAGTGTAAATCATCTTACAAACATGTATCCGCAATTTCCGGAATTGAATGTCAGAATGTTATATTTTTCTTCATATAGTCTCAGAGTGTATGTATAATCATATATGATCCATGATGGCTTATTAATACCTATAATAACTCCATCCGCGTCACATACAGTTAATACCTGCGCATTTTCGTCTAAACTTGGAGTGAATGTTGTTACTTCCAACTCAACCTTCTTAAACATTGTTAAATTCACTGCTCCTGAAGGCTGAAGCTCGAACGGATTGCTATTAAGAGAGAAATTATAAGTGTATAAACCATTCATATTGGTACCCTTTGATTTATAATGAGGTTCTATATATTCATATATTCCTGAATCCATTAAATTCTCTCTATATTGGCCATCAAAGACAATCCCAAACTCCTGTAGAATCTTCTTTTCATTATCTTTAGTATATACATCAGTTATAAATAATCCAGTATCTTCTCCATTTGGATTTAATCCAGCACCTATTCCATATTGGAAATCGGCTAAGAGATTTTCATTATCATAATCTAAATACTTGTGATTACCTTCGTCTACTGCCAATGTGACATTTAATGGTAGATAATCATATGCCCAATTAGTATAGTTACTCCATTCATTTCTTAAATCAATATCATTTCTTTCTAATGTAAACATCCAATTTGAAACTAACCCAGTTGAATCAAGCGGTAACTTTTTGGTTCCTACAATATCATTAAATACATGTTCATGTACAACTTTAATTAGATATTGTTGTTCTCTACTTTTAAACAATTCACCTTCATCTTCACTCAAGAAACAGTAAGTAGAATATAAATGGACGTCAGCATTCCAAAGAATTCTTCTATCGGCATAATCTTCATCTAATATACTTTCACTAGGAGGGGTTTGTAAGAATCTATAGAATCCCATTTCAGCTTTTGTAAAATTAGGGGCAACCCGCGGATAATAGTCTGTAATATTTGTAATATCGCGAATTGTAAATAATTCACTGATAGGTCTTAATGTAACCGTAATATGAAGATCGTTATTGTACAATGATGATAATGGAAATGCCATTTTACTTGATTGTGAAAACCATGTATTTATAGGAATATATAATTTTCTTCCATTTATAGAAGGATAACTACCTACACGTGCCGATGTATAATATGCGTTAGGGTACGTATTTATTCTATCATTTACATTTGAAGGATCATAACATTCTTTCGTATTTCCTGTCATTTCGTCAAATAGATTTTTCTGCGATGATGAATAATCACGATTCACCATATTTTGAATATACGATCCAGAATATTTTTGAAGTAATTGTCCACACGCGCTAATAGATATTTCTTTTATCATTTGAGTTCCTAAATTTTTTATCCATTGGAAATCATATCCTCTCCACTCTTCATCTGATGTTTGCGGTGGATAAATTGGACTCCATATATGTGGTAAATTAACTACAACATAAGTATCCATTAATAAATCTGCGTATTTTGGAATCTTGAATTTAAAGACTGATTCATCAGTTAATTTTAATGTCCTGAGACCATTATAATCAATGCGAAATTTTTGCATACCAAAATTGGTATATTTAGAATATTTGGCCTTAAAAAAAGTTTTCTCTGGGTTGCCTATTAAAATAATATCTTGACTTCCAGTTGCTACCAAATCTAATATTCCTCCGGCCATTATAAAAGAATTATAATATATTTTTATTCTATTTATATTATATATATATAAATGATCTCTCAAATATTCAAATCATGCGTTGATAGAGAAATATTGTTTGAATTACTTGATAAAATTGCGTTAAAAGGAGATATTAAGTATACTTTTGATAATTCATCATATAAAAGAGCGAATCATCTAAATATTTTAAATGAATTTCTAGACATTATTAAGCCGCATTATCATGTATCTAAACAATTTTATATTGACAAAAAGCAATCGTATAAAATGTTATCAACAATTGTCAGACAATTGTGTAGATTGAATGGTATATTCTATAAGCAGGAGATTAAATACGCAAAGTCAACATATGAAATAATATACCATATATATTATCCTGATAAAATTCATACAGTATGATGAACATTAATTACCTATGGAATGATGGAATAATGGAATACCATAAATTATAATAATAGTATTATAGTTTATATTGTAGGGCATATTGTAGTTCGTTCATATTGTACATCATATTGTAGGGTATAGTGTAGTTTATATTGTAGTTTATAGCGTAGTGTATAATTCATGAAAACCTTGTCTCTTAATTTCTTAACAGTATTGTTTGTGTAGCAAATAACCAATATTGTTATTTACATGTGGTAATTCATCTATTTCCAGTTTAGACATCCAATTACGATTTTTATTTTCAATTATTTCATCCACTGGTATTTCAATCGCTACTGTTGTCTCACTTAGAGTTATAGGAGCGTCACTCATCAATTCAGATATGGAAATGGGGATATTATTCTCATCAAAATAACCAAACGTTTTACCAGGTACAATATTACATTTACCTTCTAACGCAAACATATGTACATGCTTTTCTACTGATCCTTTAAATGTAGTCTCGTTGGTTAATGAAGTTGTATAGTGTGTTTCAAGATCTCTTAATAACTCCAATATGTTTGGATTGTTTTTCATTGATCCTATTATTTTTAATGTTGGGAATATTTGCGTTTGATTTGATAATACCGATGTAGGCAGCGATTCAGTGACGAAAAAGTTGTCATTACTTACATTATCTGTAAAAATATCAATGAGATTGTTAAAACATAACATAGATGATGGTACATGTATACCTCCATACACGTACAATAAGTGTAAAAACCCTAACTGTCTATAGTTCTTTCTATTTGGTTCAGGTATTGTCTCTAAATCAATATTCCATCCTGGAATTAAATTATTGAAACTGTTATCATCAATCAGACAAATATTAAAGGATTTATCACATTTTTTAATCATACTATCGATTGTTAGATAAACAATAGGTTTGTTTAATTCATTGGTATTTCTGGAACCAAAACTTTTCCAATTACGATCATTTAATTTATAATCGTTATGAATCCATAGTACTGGTTTATCGCTTCTAGCAATTTTAGAATTGTTCACTAAATACTGTTGAATCAGATTAAATTCTACATCGTCTGTTTTTTCGACATGACTATAATTAAAATACAATATAATCACAGAGGACACTAACAATGCTGAAAATATAATTTTTCCTGTTTCTGGATTAATGTTCATACTATTATATTATATAATATTATATTATTATTTCAATAATCTTAAATTTTTCCAAAATAATGCGTCCATTTTCTCCTGTTCTTCTTGATGTTTTAGTAATTTATAAGCGTCCTGCGTTGCTATAGATTCTTCATTATCGCGCTTTGATTTGATTGTACGATTTGATTCTTCCATAGTAGGCAAAACCATTTTTTGATTGTCACGATCTAATTTCATTTCAAATATATTATTATATTTTTTTCGGTTATTAAAATCTTCGTCAGTTACTGGTATAAATGTTTCAGTATGTGCCCTTTTTACATCATTATATTGTAATGATGAATTAAAAATATCACTTGACGAATAATCGTCAATCCTTCCTCGTCTAATGTTGGATCCACCAGATGATAGATTATTGCACACATCTTGTATTTCTTTATGTACCACAATATCTTTTATGGCATGTTGTTTAAATTTATCAAACTCGTTTTGTAATTGTGATAAATTATTTGCCTGAAATGTAGAAGATTCCTCTTTTTTGAGCCATTCTTCATATCCATCTTCTTCATCTCCTAGACTATATTTATCAAACATAGTATTGAACCATTGATTGAAATCTTCTTGTTCGTTCATTTTTTTCAAAATGGTAGATTTATCCTTTTCTTCATTTTGAATATGATCACTGTAATCAGTTGTTGTATCCTTTCCCCGGGTTTTAAATTCATGTATTGAGTATATATATTTATATGCTTTTGCATAAAATATAAAATAATCTTTTGGTAGATTAGACTTATCTGGATGTAATTTGAATACATGTTTTTTTGCTTGTTTTAATTCGCTTTCATTGAAATTAGTAGTAAGATTAAATAAAGCTAGTAAATCAGGAAGAGTATAGTTTTCAATATTTAAGTCAAAATCCATAATACTATATCACAATATAATTACAGATGAGTAATAACCTAATTCCACAATATTGTTCCCCCACCCAATGTTATTTACATGTATTTAATAGTATCAATATTTTCATAAAGACGACGAATAAGGTAAGGTATCATTTTGAAATATGGTCCGTAAGGGATGTACACATTTACAATTTCCTCTTTTAAATCTTTATATGCGCGTTCTTTCATTCCGTGTAGATGTCCAAATTCAAATTTTTTATTTTCTTTATTTAAAAGAACTCCTAGATTTATGGATTCTGTATTATGTGTTGCTAACACGTTTAATGATTTTGAATTATTATAAAATAATTTCATAACCCCGCTATTATAACTAATATCAGTGTCTTTTTTATTTGTGAATAGATGACCATCGCATGACTCATTATTCCAATAAGCTCCTCTAACTAATTTCACACCCATATGTAAATCACCGAACGCATATAAATCTTCATTAAGTGTTTGTAGAGAGTCCTTTCTATACATTTGATATGTTTTTATAATCGTCGGGTCATCATAATTATATTTTTGAATTAGCTCATTTGTCATATCATGATAACGATTATTGAAATTATTATCTTCAGCATCTATCAATATTTTGATATTTTTTTCTTTATACATATCTACAATATCATGTATAAGTATTTTGTCAAAGTTAAATGATGATAATTTCAATGCAATACGATAATCGTTATTTATTATATAATTCAATTGTTTATATTCGTTAAATGTATCCATTCCGCTACCGCTATGTTCAATGGCGTAGTTAATTACTGGGATTTTACGTTGGTTAATAATTTTATTCGCAACAGTCACAGCTTTATTGAAATTATTTCCTCCTAGGTATTTGTTTATAAGCATGTTATAATTTCTTAAAATAAAAAATAGAAATTTTAATATTTAACTTAACTTTAACTTTATTTTGATTTTATCGTCTTCTTTATCGTCTTCTTTATCGTCTTCTTTGTTGACTTCTTTATCGTCTTCTTTGTTGACTTCTTTGTTGACTTCTTTGTTGGCTTCTTTTTTGACTTCTTTGTTGACTTCTTTGTTGACTTCTTTGTTGACTTCTTTGTTGGATTAGATTTTCTTGTTTTACGTAAATTTCCTCCTCCAGAGAACATATCATTATGTTGCTCATCATCGTCATCATCGTCATCAAATCCAAAACTCAATTTTCCCACGGATGATTCGCTATCAAATATTGATCGCGATTTATTCTTTCGGGTTTCTTTATCTAATTTGGATAGTCTAATCAATTGAGCGTCTTCATGTGCGCGCTCTTTATCTTCAGTAGATAAATTGGATAGTATAGTAGGTTCTTCGTAATTAGTGCTGTCGCATATACATACTTCTGAGTGAAATTGTCCTTCAATTTCATGAACACTTTCCATAATGTCTGTTGCATACCCGTCATATTTACCCAATGAACATATATAGGTCAATAAGGTATTATCACTATCGGATACTGAGTTGCGTTTTCGCAGAGGAATGCCTTTTACATATCCATAATTATTATGTAATATGTTTTGTATATTAATAGGAGAATTATTATAAAAATTATCGACGTCTTTATCTAAAGCCAATAATCTTAATGTATTTTTTACTTTGAATTGATATTTTATTTTCCCATACGAATCGGTATCATTAATATTATATACAAAAAAACGCGGTTTATAGTTTTCTACGATTATTTTATTATCATCTCCTCTATAAAGGAGGCTACCTTTTGGTAACTCGTAGAAATCATTGACATTGTCATTTTTAAGAGAAATGAACATACTATATATATTATATGTCAATATAATAATTGTGTAGTCAATATGATAAAGTATATTTAAAAATAAATTAAAGAGATAATCATAAATAATTATATAATGAGCGAACAAAAACAACATATTTCTTTAGTTGTATGTGGTCACGTAGATGCGGGAAAATCTACAACTACTGGACATTTAATTTTTAAACTAGGAGGCGTTTCTGAACGCGAAATGCAAAAACTTCAAGCAGAAGCTGATCAGCAGGGTAAAAGTTCATTTGCATTTGCGTATTTCATGGATAAAGATAAAGCCGAAAGGGAGCGCGGTGTTACTATTAATTGTACTACGAAAGAATTCCATACCGACTCGTATCATTACACAATTGTAGATGCGCCGGGACACAGAGATTATGTTAAAAATATGATTACTGGTGCTGGGTGTGCGGATGTAGCGCTATTGTTAGTTCCTGCTGAAATGGGCGGATTTGAAACAGCTGTTGCGCGAGGAGATCATAAAAGCGGTGAGGTCCAAGGACAAACCAGACAACATGCCAGATTGTTAGGCCTTTTAGGGATTGAGAAATTAATTGTTGGCGTAAACAAGATGGATTCATGCGATTGGTCAGAGCAAAGATTCAACGAGATTAAAGAGGAAATGACAAAAATGATTTCTCAGGCGGGATTTAAACCTAAACAAGTAGCATTCATTCCTTACTCCGGATTCCTAGGCGAGAATTTAGTGGAAAAATCAGATAAGATGCCATGGTATAATGGATGGGAAGTTAATATGTCAAAAACAGAGAAAGTGTCCGGATATACTCTATACGATGCTCTGGAAAAGGCAGCAAGACCCCCTGCGAGAAAACCCGATAATGAAGTAAGAATTCCTATTAACGGTATATACAAAATTAAAGGTGTCGGGGACGTTATTACTGGTCGCATTGAACAGGGTACTATTAACGCGGGAGATGTATGTAGAGTAGTGCCTAGAAATTTAGAGAACTTAAAAGTATTCAGTATTGAGATGCATCATAAAACATGGCCAAACGCGAAACCCGGCGACAATGTAGGTATGAATATGAAAGGATTGGATAAATCCAATATGCCGAAAGTAGGAGATGTCATTACTTTACAAAAGGAAGCTATGTGCCTACCGGTTAAACGTTTTGTAGCGCAGGTAGCTGTACAGGAGCATCCTGGACAACTCAAACCGGGATTTAGTCCATGTGTTCATGTAAGAACTGCGAAATCAGCATGTAAAATGACGAAAATCAACTGGAAGATAGGTAAAAAAACAGGTGAACATAAGTTAGAAAATCCTCCATTCCTAGAGCGCGGGGAACAGGCAGAAATTGAATTTGAGCCTCAGCAACCAATTTATATGGAGAGCTTCGATAAATGCGAAGGTCTTGGAAGAATTGCTGTCATGGACTCAAATAATTTAGTAATGCTTGGAAAAGTAATCTCAGTTGAGTACAAACCTTACAAGTAAATAACCGGTAAACTTTTATATGAATTAAATAATATTAGAGCAATATATGTCATTAATATTATTTGTGTTGTATATATTTCATCTATTATCATCTGGAGATGGAAAATATGTATTTAATCATATCATAAATACAACATACGTTACTGAATTGGAATTATACAACATTATGAAGAGTTCTGCATACTTTACACAATATTTAAATGAAGTAAAAGCGGAAAATATTCAGTTTGTACCAGCAATACATGACGATTATTTGAATGATACTCAAATAATATCATATGATACCGTACCAAAATTAAGATGGTTATCGGTAAATTTACCAAAAATGAATATCATTCAGGAATGGAACGTATATCCTTATATATTTGTTGGAAACATACGCTGTAAATATATCGGGTATAAATTAACAATTGAAATTAAACGTAATTATATAAATGTAATAGGCGAAATATACCAAAAGCAATTTTTGGTTCCGGATACGGCATTAGACTACACCATTATGGAGTATGATATTATTTTTAATAGGATTCTAACGAGATATATAAATGATCGTCAATGATCGTCAATGATATTGATATATTATTTTTACACCTTTGAAGATTTAAATATAAAGGCGTAATAAACATGTATAAAGACGTATAAAGGGTATACTATATATATATATATATATAATGCCAATTACACGACTTTCTAATATTGATCAATTTAGATATATATGTGGAAATGTATCTCCAGATATGAATATTAAAGTAAGAGCATGTGATATTAATGTTAATACAAAAAGTGCTTTTCTACAATGTGATGGATATACTAAAATATATACACAATGGTATATGTCACATAGTGGTTATATAATTAAACAAGGTGGTGGTAATGATACAGCAAATTATCATGAAGTTGAGGGACAATATAATTCAGCCTACAAAGAACCTGTTATTTGTTATACAACACCAAATATCAATAATATAGACGTGTTATTTGAAAAAGAATATGAAATTGTAAAGATTGTTGGAAAAGTTCAAAATACTATTTGCAAGATACATTTATTTTGTGATGAAAATCAGGTTGAAGAACTAATGACACGAATAACGAATGATATTGATATGACTGAATTAACCTATACACAAAAGGCACAAAGGATATGTAAGACTTTTATTGGACTGCCTATTGGTTATGTAATAGGAACCGCACTGCATATGCTTAGTTGTTCTATTTTATGCATTTCTGGAAATTGGAGTGCAAATTATTATCAGGGTGTTGAGTTATTCAGTTATCGAACAGGATTAAATATGAATAAACGGCTAATTGTACTAACCAAACAGATATGGAATAATAATAAAATCTGTTGTGATAAACTATTATATTCACATAATACATCTGACATTAACTATGATGTATTATATAAGAATGATGATAATCGTAAATATGTATTAAAAAAGATTGAAGATATGGAATTACTTATTCGTTTTGATAAATACACAAATAACGTTAAAGATATTCAATATGAACTTTTAAAGAGTATATATCCAGAGGATGAACAATTACGTAACAATGAATTAACCCGTATTCAAAATATAAAATTTGTATTACGTCCAGAGGATATTGAAAAATATGATGTAACAACCCAATCTAATACAACGTATGAAAATATTCAAGAGCATGAAGAAGAAGTAGAGCATGAACAAGTAGAACAAGAACAAGAAGAACAGGTAGAAGAAGAGCAAGAACAAGTAGAACTAGAACTAGAGATACCAGTATCAGTATAGAGGAGAAGAAGAACCAGTGTATTTCAAACTAAAAAAATGGCGTTATACCTCGTAAAAGTGATAAACGTCCAAAGACGCGTGATTAGCCATTACAACATTGTTGATTTATTTTTGCCGTTAAACTCTGCGTTTTAAATCTTCAATTGTCTAATTGCCTATAGCGGTTTGAAAGAATTGATCAATGTCCTGTTCTTTTGAACTTGATATTGCTTCGTCAGGCCAAAAGGATACATTGTCTTCAAAATAACATACTAATGATGGGATTCCATTAACAATTCGTTTTGATTTTAACATTCCATATACATCAATACTTGTATCAACATCAATTACAATATATCTCACATGTGTAGGTAAATTCTCAACATGCTTATTTATAATAGGCAATGCCCGTTGACATGGTCCGCACCATGATGCGGTAAACTTAAATATTATGGTTCCTGTATTATTGACTATAATGTCCTTAAATTCATCTTTTGTAATAATGGACATTTATATAAATCATAGTTATTTTATTTTTATATGGTTTATATCATATAAAAAAAACATAAAAATAATGAATGATTGATAATATTCGGTAAAGTTATATTATTAATAATGAAACATTTCATTACCAGTTGGGACAGGAGGAACGTTATATATATTGTAGGTAGGGTCAGTAATCAATGATAGATTACTAGTAGTTACCGCACTATTATAGCACTTACGACATAGTGGTTCGTAGGTATCGCTACCAATAAGTTTTTGCTGAGTATCGTCTGTTTTTCTATGAGTAAAAATAGCCTTGCTTCCGTTTTTACATCTACTACATATTGAGTGTAATTTATATACTTTATCGCAAATAGGAATAAGATCTAATATCTGACCAAATTTGTTAGATTTAAAATCTCCATCCAGACCACATACATATACAAATTTATTTAACTTATTGACAAGTATATCAACTGATTCGTATAGATCTTCGAAAAACTGTCCTTCATTAATCATTACAACAGTAAATTTACTATTTAATAGATCGCTATACTTTTCCATAATTTCACCAATACGTTTACATTTATAACATTCTATTTTTACATTATCATGTGTTGATAATAACAGATCATCATACCTATTATCTTCATGATAATTTATAACAATAACATGTATGTTACAGTAAGTATATTGTTTATGGAGATTGACAATTTGCGACGTCTTCCCAGAAAACATTGGACCTAGAATAATTTCAAGATATCCCGAGTTTTTATCCATTAAGAATTCATTCATAGTATTATAATATAGTTATATCATTTATATATTTATATCAATTTTCATTTAATCATAATTTTCATTTAATCGTAATTTTGGTAATCTTATATACTTATAAGTATATAAGTATATAAGTATTCTACATCATAACCATTAGATATGTCAACTATTCCTTTTGTTGAAAAATATCGTCCATCATGTATGGATGATATAATATTAAATAATATTAATAAAACTATAATCAATAATATAATCAAAACCAAGAGTTATCCAAATCTACTTCTTTATGGTCCTCCTGGTACAGGAAAAACAACAACTGTTATAAATTTAGTTAAACAAATACAAAACAGTAGTAATAAAAGTCTATTATTGCATCTTAATGCGTCTGATGAAAGAGGCATTGATACAATTCGCAATCAAATAACTAGATTTATAAATTCAAAACCATTATTTTCAAGCGGTATTAAATTCATCATATTAGATGAAGTAGATTATATGACTAAAAGTGCTCAACTTGCTTTGAAGTATCTGTTACAGCAATACAATAATAAGGCTGTATTTTGTTTGATGTGTAATTACATTAGTAAGATTGAATCAACGTTAAAAAGTGAATTTATTGAACTAAAATTTAATAAGTTACCAAAAGAAAATATTGTTTTATTCTTAAAGGAAATAGCAAGAAAGGAACAAATTTCAATAGATGATGACGATATTCATCAATTACAGGAATTATTTGATAGTGACATCAGAAGTATGATTAATTATTTACAATTAAATTATACGGGCAGTTTCATTAATAGAATCAAAATGTCTACAAATGATAATATTAAAGTGTTATTTTTGGAAATTAAAAAAGAATCTAATTTAAAGATTAAATTAGAGATGGTTGAAAAATATTCAATTGAATATAATTTAACACCTAAGGACATTTTTATTAAAATGTTTATGTTATTAATATACGATCAAACCATAAATGACACCGAAGTCATTAAACGATTTGAATTACTGTTACATGAAGAGCATTTCAGTATTCACGAAATTGAATTTATGTTATTATTATTTACTGCCATAGATTAAATTGCGAGCACATAATCGGTCCATAAAATTATTGATGGGGGGTGAGCTGCTAGGATTAAACATCTGTACAGATGATTGTAAGTCCATACTGTTATGCTGTTCAACTTTTTGTAATTCTTTGTTTTTTTTAATTAATAACATACCCGTATTGTTATTCATTTCATATTGTTTAGATTTTGGCGTCTCCATTATAGAATGTAAATATTTTTTTTAATATAAAAATTGATTTAAATATTTATTCATGTAATGATATTAAAAAGGAATGGAGGATATTGATGCGGCATGGAAAGAATTCATGGTGTCTGGAAATGTTGAAACGATTGATCCAAAACGTGAAATAGATTACACGAATATCACAGTCCCTAAAGCAACTGATATTTATATATCTACTAAAACTAAAATTGTATACTTGAATGATACTATTGATTTATATGACGCTTTCTGGAAAATGGACGTTATAAAGTATGATGAAGAATGCGAAGGGATTATAAAAAAACAGGTTAAAATTATATCACATAGTAACGATGAGCTACAGGAGATAAAACAGAAGCTTTCAAATTATCAATATTATACTGAATATGTTATTACTCATCTTGATCATCAGCAGTCAGATACTAATATATATAAGGATGTTCGCAAACTTTCAATAGGTATATCTCAAAAAGATTTACTTTCATATAGAAGGAAGGAAAAAAGTGCTTTCTATAATTGTTTTGTTACTATTGTACGAGTATTTGATGAGAGTATTAATAAATATAAGGAGGTTCATGTTAAAGTATTCAATACCGGCAAAATTGAAATTCCAGGAGTACAAAAAGATTCGTTATTTTCAAAGGTCTGTAATTTCATTATTAAAAAAATAAACAGGATTACAGAAAATAAACATTACGAAATCATTGATAGCAAAACCGAAACTATATTGATTAATTCAAATTTTCATTGCGGATTCTGTATTAATAGACAGGAATTATTTAATATATTGCGAAGTAAATATAACCTTAATGTTTCATTTGACCCATGTTCATATCCTGGTATTCAATGTAAATATGATATTGAAGATCATAAAATATCATTCATGATATTTAGAACCGGAAGTATATTAATCGTCGGAAAATGCGACGATCCTATAATTCATAAAGTGTATAATTTCTTAAAGGATATTCTTCATGATGAATATCAATTCATTCATGAAGAATATAGTTCAGTAGTAAAACCAAAGGAACATAAATCAAAAACAAGAAAGGTAGTAATTTATGTCAACGAGTCATCCATTAACAGTGTAACATAAACAATTATTATACCAATTATTATACTATTAGTTATTTTTAATGACATCTTCGAGTAATTTATGCGCCTCATCATATGTGCGTATTTCTATAGAATCCAATGATAATACAGTGATATAATTACTCTGTAGATATAGCATCATTATATCAATTAGTTTGGATTTAATTACTTCATGTTCAGATTTAAATAGACTGTCGCTAATACTTTTGATCAATCCTGTATAATTGCTGCTCGCTAATATAATATTGTTGAATATGATTACATCATCATCATTATTTGATTTAACATATGCTTTTTTTATTTCAAAAACACTTCGTGTGTATACGTAAATTACAGCATCCTTAATAGAAAGATTGAAAAAAATATTATCTTCCTTATCTGTAATTTGGGTAATATATTCTACGTAATAATAAATAGACTGTTGCGTGTTATAAATCGTAAGTTCCAAATTTTTTGTATATAGAAACATTATTCTAAATATATGTTGAATGACATTTAATCCGGTCATGAAAATTTCTTTGTCTTTAATGTTCAAATTTTCAATAGAATATGATACATAGAAGTTAATTAAATCGCAATATGATTTAATTATATCGTTGTAGTCACATTTTACCTTCAAAAAATAATTATTCTCATTAGAGAGTAAAAATATATTCTCGTTAGTTTTCATATATATATTATTGTGAAAGATTATAATTATTATATTTTAACATATAAATAATATAAAGGAGTTTGATCATTCTTATATTAAATGAGTGCAAATGTAGAATCCGTTCAAGAAGAACAACAAATACCTTCCGAAAAAACCCTTCAACATGCTTCCAAAATTGCTATTTTGGAAGATAAACCAATACTATTAGACTATTGGACAGACTCTTTTAACAATCAAGCTCTAATTGGAGTAAAACAAACAGAAGACCAAGAAAAGATTCTAATTAAGAATGAAGAGGAGTACACCAGTCCTATTTCTAAAATTTTCAAAACAGGTAACGAGTTTCTAGTCATTACTGAGAATTCAATTTATATTGTATCTAATACTATTCCTATGAAAAAAATATCATAAACTCTTAAATATATTGTAATTTAAATAATATCGCAATATATTTTCACATTATCATTTATTTGATATGAAAACAACGCCAATTATTGTCAGTATCACACCATAAATTTGTGTGAAATTATATTTTTCCTTATAAAGAAAAATACCAAGCAGTACCAAAATAACGGTTGATAGGGATTTCATAACTGTAATTGTTGTAGTTGACAGCGTAGACTGATCCATATTCATAATCAATATAGTTGAACTGATTGTTAAAAACGATATAAGCATCATACTAACCATTTGTACAGTATTCAATGATTTACAATTTTCTACAACCTTCATAAATTTAACATTTTTACTATTTAAATATATAAAATACATCATCACAAAAATAGCTATGAATAGCGTATTCAATAACAAAAAACTATAACTATCAATTGTTTGCATGACGTTTTTTCTAAATATTGGACGCATAGACTTGATCATTGTTATACCAAATAACATTTCAAACATAGATATTATATATATAATATATTTCATAAAATTTAATGAAAAAAAATTAAGGATTACGCGCTTATAAAAGATCAGCAAATGTGCTTTTCGCAATGTCTGACAATTCCTCCGGAAAAAGTACATCAAATTTTATTATTAAATCGCCTATTTGTCCCTGTTTATTTATTCCCATCGCAGGAAGCTTAATTTCACTCTTTGGATGAATAATTGCTTTGGTGTTTTTAAGAGTAAATGTTTTACCATCTAAATGCTCAAATGTAAACTCAAAACCACATAATGCTTCTTTTAATGTGATGCACTTTTTAAAAAAAAGATGTCCATCATCTGTTATATCGAAATGAGAATCATTTTTTAAATTCAATGTGATTTTATATAATGTTGTATACGCATGATCAGTTATTGTGAATTCATTTATTCCATTCAAATTTAACTCGGATATATATATGTGTTTCAGGTCATCTATATTCAAAAACACGCCAATATTTACGTTCATATATACATCATTTATACTGATATCCTTGAAAATATTTTCGGTTTTATTATTGGTTGGCTGAAATATGTTAGATATGAGATTATTTAATACCGCATCTATTTTATGTGATACATCGCTCTCCCCAGAACCCCCAGAACCCCCAGATACAACGCTACTTAAAACTTCATTTATATTTGGTATTTCAATTACTTCTTTATTGCTGATAATATGGTTATATGCCGCGGCTAAGTTGTCAAAATTTTCATTATTGTTGAGCGTCTGCTGACGAAATGCTGTTTTTATATCTTCGGGCGTCATTGCACTATTGGCACCTAGTATAGAATAGTACATTTCCATATATATTAAAAACAAATAAGCTTAAATAGATTTCCAATTAAATTATAATATGGATAACTTATTGGCTAATAAATATAAACCCAAAAATATATCTGACTTTATATACGATGATGACATAAAAAATACGTTACATGAATTGATAGACATTGATGAAATTTCTATAATCCTTTATGGTGAGACGGGCTGTGGTAAAACAACTTTGATAGATTGTATAATTAAACAATATTATGGCGATACAAAATATTATCAGGACAATATTTTATACATAAATAATATTACGGATCAGGGTATCAATTATTATAGAAACGACGTTAAATTATTTTGTCAAACAAACTGTACAATAAGAGGAAAGAAAAAGTTGATATTGTTGGATGACTTTGATCAAATAAATGATCAAAGCCAACAGGTATTTCGAAATTATATAGATAAATATCAAAACACTATTGGATTTATAATAAGTACCTGTAATTTACATAAGATAATAAATAGTATTCAGTCCAGATTTTTAGTATTAAATCTTACAAAGCCGTCATACGATGAAGTCAAGTTATTATGTAATACTATAGTAAAGGCAGAAAATATACAAATAAATGAACCACTTATAGATAACATTTTACAACTTACCAATAATACTATATATAATACCTTTAATTACTTAGAAAAGATGAAACTAATTGATATTGATTCTATAAATGACGATTTTAGCGAAGTGTTAACTCATATAAACAATAAATCGTTCAATTTATATTTTGATTATATGAGAGATAAAAACTTTTATAGTTCTTTAACAGTCATAAAAACAATTTATGATGATGGGTTTTCTGTTATTGATATTTTAGATGCGTTATTTGTATATATTAAGGGATGTACAACCTTATCAGATAAAGAACGATATAAAATAGTTCCGATAATATGTAAATACATTACTACATTTTATGATATACACGAAGACTCTGTTGAATTAATTTTTCTTACTAATAATCTAATGAACATTTTCTAGGAAGTTATCATCATACATATTATAATATACATATAATGTATGACTATTAATTGTAATAAAAACATGCCTTTTCATGAATGTGAATTAGCTTTGTTGAGAACAGCAATTGATAAAGCGGAGGACATACAAGGTTTTAAGGCAGCAAATTCCAGTGAAATTAAAGATATGGTTTCTGTGGTTGAAGCATTTTTAAAAGATGAATCATTGATTTGTTATGGAGGAACAGCTATCAATAATATTTTACCCGAAAAGTATCAGTTTTATGATAAAAAAAAAGAAATACCTGATTACGATTTTTTCTCTCCATCTGCGTTGGAACATGCTAAGAAACTAGCCGACATATATGGGACTTTAGGATATGATGAAGTGGAAGCAAAATCGGGACAACATTTTGGAACCTATAAGGTTTATGTAAATTTTATTCCAATCGCAGATATAACACAAATGGATCCTAGCTTATTCAAACAACTTAAGCAGTCATCTATTAATATAGGCGATATACTTTACACACCACCAAACATGTTACGAATGTCCATGTATTTAGAATTATCAAGACCCGCAGGAGACATCTCACGATGGGAGAAAGTATTGAAAAGGCTTACTCTATTGAATACCCATTATCCTCTAGAAAGTAAACAATGTAATTATCATTATTTCACAAGGAAATTGGAATCACGAAAAGATTCAATAGGTCTTTTCAATATAATTAAAAACACTCTTATAGATAATGATGTCGTTTTCTTTGGAGGGTGGGCAAGTAGCGTTTTCTCAAAATATTTGAGTAAGAGTGTTCATAAGCAAATCAAACAGTATCCCGATTTTGATGTATTATCCCAAAATGCAGAGGAAACAGCAACATTTCTGAAAAATGTACTTTCTCGCAATAGTGTAAAAAATATTAGCATAATAAAACATAAAAACCTTGACGAAATACTACCTTATCATTATGAAGTCAAAGTTGGCACAGATACAATTGCCTTTATTTATCAAACAATCGCATGTTATAGTTATAATACTATAACTGATGACGCACGTGTCGTCAAAATTGCAACCATTGATACAATGTTAAGTATGTATCTAACTTTTATATATGCCAATCGTTCATACTATGACGAGCATAGAATATTATGTATGGCAAACTTTCTTTTCAAAGTACAACAAAAAAATAGACTTCAACAAAAAGGTCCATTGAAACGTTTCTCTATAAATTGTTACGGAGAACAATCAACTAAACAATCTATGCGAGCTGAAAAGACAAAAAAATATAAAGAATTAAAACATGATCGTAATTCTGTTGAATATCAGCAAAGGTTTTTAAATTATACTCCAACAGGAACTAACGCGAAACCTAACGCAAAACCTAACGCAAAATCGCCTGATAAAACTAAGAAAAATACTAAGAAAAATACTAAGAAAAATACTAAGAAAACTAAAACAAGTCGTCGTAAAATATCTTTAAAATCATTAAAAGAAAACATAAAAGAATTATTAGCACCAATTATATAGTACCAATTATTAGCAATAATTATAATGGTAATGTTTTGTAATCAATTTATATTATATAGTATTTAGTTTATATATATATAACATAAATTTATCATTGTATACGTTTTCTTACGCATCGTATTATATATTGTTTAAAAATCACCATCAAAATCAAATGTATCTGATGCTTTTTCTTTATCTGCCAAAGCATATTCAGAAACGCGTTTTTCAAAGAAGTTTGTTTTTGATTCTACTGAAATTAACTCCATGAAAGAAAATGGATTTGATACATTATATTTCTTATCATATCCTAATTGAGTTAATAAACGATCTGCTACAAATTCAATATATTGAGTCATTAAATTAGAATTCATACCAATTAGTTTACATGGAAGAGCTTCTGTAATAAAGACCTTTTCAATCTCTACTGCTTCACTAACTATTTCATATATTCTAGCCTTATTGATTTTTTTATGTAATTTGCTATATAATAAAACCGCAAATTCTGTATGTAATGCTTCATCGCGTGAAATTAATTCATTAGAAAAAGTTAATCCTGGCATCAATCCACGTTTTTTTAACCAGAAAATACTACAAAACGCACCAGAGAAAAATATTCCTTCGACACATGCAAATGCAACAAGTCTTGTGGCAAATGAACTTCTGTTATCATTTATCCATTTTTTAGCCCATTCTCCTTTTTGTTTTATACAATCAAATGTGTTAAGAGCGTTAAACAATTTCCCTTTTTCTTCACGATCTGATATATATGTTTCGATCAACATGCTGTACATTTGTGAATGTATATTCTCCATTGCAATTTGAAAACCATAAAATGCTCTAGCTTCCGAATTTTGAACATCACTCATAAAGCGTAATCCTAAATTTTCAATAACCAATCCGTCACTAGCAGCAAAAAAAGCTAATATTAAAGAAACAAAGTGTTTCTCTGATGATTCTAGGGTATCCCAATCATCCAAATCTTTTGATAAATCAACTTCTTCTGCTCTCCAAAAGCAATCAACCTGTTTTTTATACATATTCCATATATCATTGTGCTGTATAGGAAACATAACAAACCTACTGTCGTCTTCTTTTAGTAAAGGTTCAATAATCCCTTTAGTCATTCCTAAAATATATACTACATAGATTTTAAATGCTTTTAAATTATAGTATTGTTTATAGTATTGGAAAAAGTAATATATATTCAAATTATTTAAATACCACACCTATTTCAGTATGTATTTTTAATTATGTAAAGCAAAATAATTAAATTATTCACTAGCACTGAAGTATTTGCTATAATTATTGGCAAAATGTCTAATTCTATACCATATATCATCATAAGAATAGCCGATATAATATTGATTATTACAAAAGATAATGATATAGATGTAACATCATTATCGGTAATTATTTTAATTGTCTGTGGGATAAATGAAATACCAATAATTATTGATCCAGTTAAACCAATTAAGTGAATTGTATGCATAATATTCTATTAGATTATTATATTAGCAATTTATATGGATAGTCAAAATAATAAGAAATGTTACATAGTTACGTATGATAAAAAAATAAATAATTATAAAAGAATGTTATCCCTTCTAGAACCAACTTCATATAGTACATACAATAATGATACCGTACGCAAAAATAAAATTAAAGAGAATAATAATCTTAAATCATATTTAAATAATATTGATAGTTATTTAGATGAGATTTTGAGCACTCCTGGTATAACTGATGAAGACATCTTTAATCTTAAAAACGACCAACGTGACATATTAACTATGATGAATGATGTTGAGAACACATTAAACACATTGAACATGACAAATACATACATTAAGGAGACTTGAAATGGATGGATCGATGGGTATATTAGAATTGATTGTCATAGTAGAGAGAATTTTTATGAGATACATATTAAAAATTAAAATAAATAAAAGTAGAAGCTTATAATATATAATGAGTGAAAAAACAATTACTGAGAAGTTTGGAGAACTTAAATCAAAGGTTACTTTATTGACAAACGCAACTAATGAGTTTAAATCAAAAGTAGATAGTCAGATTAGAGCTATATCAAATAGCATTTCAAAAATCGCAGAAAAGGCCAAAACATGTAACATGACCAGTGAAGAAATTAAAAACAAAATCAAAGAACTTGAAGAAAAACTTAAGGATAAAGATAAACTATGCAAAGAACTTGGATATGTTGCAAAATCTGAAGTAGATACTCAAATAGATATCGCAATGAAAGAATTAGATAATTTAGCAACAAAAAATCAGGAAAATAACGATAGTATATCGGAACTTGTGACTATGATCGAAGAGGATATTAAAAAGGTAGATAAAAACTTAGATGAAGCTTTACAACCAAATACATCATCATCGTCATCATCGTCACCATCATCGGTTCCGGTACCAGCATCATCATCAGCACCCGCCCTGCCATCATCATCCCCAGTACCCGGCCCTTTACCACCAAGAGGCGGTGGAAAAAGCAGAAGAAGAATAATTGTGCGTAAAAAAAAACTATCTAAAAAACAGAAAAATAAGAAGGTTAAGAAATAAATATTCTTATAGTCAATTAATAACAATTAGTAATAAGTTCAAAAATAATTAAACGTTTTGATTTGTATATATTTAATATATTTTATATATATATAAAAATGGAAAATATGTGGGGACCGTTTGAAGAAAAAATGAAAGAACTTACTAGCAGTGTGAAACAGTTAGATGAAACAAAACAAATGGTAGTTGTACTTAAAAAGAGAATAAGTCTTGTGTTGGGTAACTTCCAAAAGATTATAAGTAATTCAAATGAAATCCATAATATCACAAAAAAGAAAGAAATAGATCTTCAGGTGAGTAAACTCACTGCTCTTTTGAGTTCATTAAATACAAATAAACCAAATCTTTCAGAAATAGAGACTGTTATTAAACAATTAGAAGATTTTACTCAAAATAAAATTGCTTCTAAGGTATCTGATGTACCCGAAGTTACTATGCCAGTACAATCAACACAATCTAATACCTATGCTAAAACAACAGAAAAAGGTATTCAACGAAAAGCATCTCCATTCTCGGGTGTAGAACAACAAAAAACAGCATCGATGAACAACTTCACCACCCCAAAAACAGTACCGAAACCATCCACGAAAACAGCGCCGAAAACAGCCCCTTCACCAGCAGCAAACACAAATTTTATACAAAAAAACATTAATGCTGTTAGTAAGACAACTGCCCCTACTAACAATACCTTACGAAAAGGAGGATATAATTCAAGTAAAAAATACTCAAAAAAACAGACAATGAAATCACGTAAAGTAAATCGTAAAGTAAATCGTAAAATGAAGTCTCGTAAACCAAAAGCTAACAAACGTTATAAAACAAAAAAACGTTAAATCCATAAAATTATATCCATACCTATACCATACCTATACCATACCTATACCATACCTAATACCATACCTATACAACGTTCATATCACGAATACTAGGTAAATAATTAATACTGTATGGCCATTTCCCATATATCTCACGATAACGTAAATTAGTAAGCTGTGCACGCTGTTTACTAATTTCCATTCTTTTTCTATACACACTCTTCCAACGTCTTTGAATTAATCTTAACCAGTATGTTTTCATAATTGCAGTCGTCCATTCAAATCCATCATTATCACATACCTGTACTCTCTGAACAATATTTATTTTATTGTAATATGGATCACCAATATATCGTGACATAACATTACAAAATTTTTCCCAATTTGATTTTGTAACTTTACATTCTTCAGACCATTGTGTTCTGAATTCGGTTACTGTAATATTTGATATAATATAATGCACAGAATCTTTCCACAACAAATAATTTTCATATTCGTGAAAATCATCAATTGATTCCATAAGTATAATTCTATTGTACATATTATTAGAAGTAGTATTTAATGGTCCATGTCTCTTGTTTAAATATAGCTCGCATCTTGCCAATTCATAACACATTTATATTTTGATATATGTATGTTATCTTAAAAGATTAAATCAATTTTAAATAAAATAAATATATTAATATTATTTTATAAGTTTTTATTGTATTCATATTATATATAATATGAAATTTCTTGAGAACTTATTTACGAATAAAACATTTTTATATGTTGTGGTATTCCTCACAATATTAACAGTTTTAGGATATATGTCAGAGAAAAGATATGATTCGGTCGTATTTTTAATCGCCATGGGATTAATTTTGAAGACGTATAACGGTAATCTTGCTATTATTTTACTAGCTGCCGTATTTATCACATCAATATACACATATATTAAAACAAATACTTTAGAACATATGTCTGGATTTAGATCGCGATATAAATCAAAATCATCTACGTCAAATAATAAAGATACCAAAGTAGAACGTATGACAAACATAAAAAATACATATAATGATTTAATAGAGACAATTAAAGAGAAAACTGCTATTATTAAAGAGTTATCGGAAGAAATGAAACAAAAATAAACTCAAAGATAAACTCAAAGATAAACTCAAAGATAAACTCAAAGATAAACTCAAAGATAAACTCAAAAATAAAGTATATACTTTATATAAATGGGAAAAAAATGTCCACCTGGCGTAATCTGTATAGAAAATATGACATTATTGTTAATTTCTATTGTAGTTGGATATATGATATATAAAAATATAGGCGATTCAAACAATAGAGCACCAATTGAGAGTACTACTATTAATTCTATTCATTCTATTCGCTCCACTTTACCTCCTTTAGTTCACAACGAATCATCAAATATAGCTATCCCTATAACTGTAAATACACAACGTATGGAGGTTGGATATCGTCAGGTAGGTATTTTAACACGTATTAATTCAAACGAAGTGATCCTACCACTATATGGTAGGATGGTGAATACATCACGCGTAAAATGGCAGTATCATACAATGAATGATTCTAACAATCACGTTCGTCTTCCCATTAATGTAAACGGACGTAGTGGTTCAGACGAATATGGTGTAGACGAAGTATATAGTGGAGATACTATATATGTACAAGGATATGATGATATATTTAAAGTGACTATATATGAAAATAATAGATTCACATATAATTCGTTTTAGTGACGGTAGCACTAGCGGTAAATACTATATTAAATATACTTAAATACATATACACATATATAGTATGGATTTCAATTATATTAACACATATTTTCCCAAGATAGAACTTTCATATGAGCAAGTACATCATAAGAAAGTCCCCAATTTGTATATTGCTATACCACAAGGTAAAAAAATTTATCTATGGTTTACGCATTTTAAAAATGAAGATGTATGTTACACAATTGAATATAACACAAAATTTAAAAAAATAACCAATTACAAAAAATGTACACTGTTCTTTGATAAGAAATTGAGCTATGGTACTGTTCTTCATGGAACCAATGTTACTATTAATAAGACCCAATATTTTGTTACAGAAAATATAATGTATTTTTGCGGGAAAAATACGACACATTTTTCATATAAGGATAAATTAGCCATATATGATGATATGTTCAATAGTTACATTAAGCAAACTGCGTATTCCAGAAATGAATTAATCGTCACATTATGTCTGATGCATAAAAATAAAGAAGAACTAATGAAACTTATTAATAATGAGAACTATAATATGTATGGTGTTTTATCTAGGAATATAAACAATAATTATTCTTATATGTTACCATTGAACCGAAATGTTTCAAATAATCGTCTCTTAAATTTTAGAGTGATGGCAGATACAAAATGTAATGTATATAATCTATACATTCATGACCATATAAACGGAATCCAATTTTATCAAAAGACTTATATTCCAGATTATAAAACTACAGTTCTATTGAATGATAAATTTCGGTCAATCAAGGAAAATGCTAATCTCGATCTACTTGAAGAGAGCGATGATGAGGAAGAATTTGAAAATATAAATGAAGATAAATTCGTATATCTAGATAGATTTTTCAATTTCAAATGCTATTTCCATCCAAAAATAAAGAAATGGGTACCGAAAGAATATAGTAATGATAAGAGAATTGTTAATAGCAATGATTTAAAATAACATATTTTAGATAAAATTGATTTAAAATATATAACACAATTTACTATAATATCATACAATGATAATTAAAGATTATATTAAATTTAGAAATAATATTACCCATGAATTGGACGCAGTTATTAAGAATTCTAAATATGCTTTGAATTTAGAGAAAGCCGTATTCAATTATACTATAAATGAGTGTGTAAATAGAAAAATTATTAAACGCTGGGATAATCCTAGATTTGTAACCATATATATAGACCATTTAAGAACAGTCATGAAAAATATGATAGAACCCGCCATACGCAATAAGATAAATGAAAATAGTTTAACGCCTCATGCCATGTCATTTATGACGCATCAAGAATTAAAACCGGATAGATGGAATAAACTTATTACGGCAAAAATAAATCGCGATCGATCTAAATATGAAATGAATATTGATGCTGCTACTGATACATTTACATGTCGTAAATGTAAAAAAAAGAAGTGTAGTTATTATCAAATGCAAACACGTTCTGCGGACGAACCAATGACCACATTTGTTTCGTGTTTATCGTGCGGTAATCGTTGGAAATGTTAAATAAACTCTAAATCATTAACATACCAATATTCATTAATTCCTGACGGAAGAGGTCTTTTAATAATAAACGGATTTTTTTTCTGATATAATTCCTGTTCAGCAATTAAATAGCCGTCAATATCAGAATCAGTCGTTTCAATAAATGATTTACATCCATTGTTTATCTGATTTGCTCTTACACCAAGAATCTTTGCTTTTTCGTATTTCGTCAGGAGTGGAATTGTTTTATGATGATCATCTACAATTTTATTGTTGATATCCCTTAAAATCATACACAATGCCTTTATCTCATGCATATTATTTACTTTTAACAATGTGTGATTATTATTTATCTGGTCATTTTTATATTCATCATCAAATAAATATAATTCGTCCTCGTCATCATCATCATCATCGTAATCATCATCAGAAGATTCATTCTCGTTTTCTAGATCATTATTTGTACTGTTAATTTCTGATTCATCGTCATCCTCTACATTCATTCCCATATTCACATCCATATATTCATCCATATCTTCTTTGAGTTTATCTTCTATATCATTGTCCAAATCATTTGATTGGTTTGTTACATTTTCTACGTCTTCTGTTTCATCTTTTTCGTCATCATCATCATCATCATCATCATGATCTAGTTCACCTTCTTCAAATTCACCATCATCGTATATTTCACTAGTTTCAATAACAGAATCATTATCTGATTCTAATGGATCATTCAAAGTATGTTTTAACTCGGCTAATTTAGTATCATCAATATTATCCATATTATAATTATATATATAAAAAATATATAATTACAAATCAATTTTATTATTTAATATCACTTTTCCATACGTTGTCACATACACCACACAAATATATATACTTCAGATTTTTTTCGTCATGACGAATCAGTAAGACATCCTTTACATTTTCATCTTCATGTGACGGACATGATGAATTTGAGCATTGAATATCATTAACCCTAGGGATAGTATTATCATATTTTGTGTATTTATTCACAACATTTACGTAAACATCATTGTTTCCATTAATAACTGTTTTCATAATGTTGGTGGCATTATTATCGATTGAATGTTCGTCTCCACAATTTCTGCAGTAATATACTAAATCATCTTTGTTATATTCCTCATTATCATCTATTTTTAAATAATACATGTTATCGCATTTTTGACAAAACTTCATTATCTATACTATATACTATATTAAAGTTATTATTATATTTCAATTTTTTAGTTATTTATATTTTTTAAATATCTTTTGTATTCTTGATTTTAAGTCATTGTATTTTAGGTCAACGCGCATACTATATACTTTGGTATGTATTAATGTATCTACAGTACCCATGATTTTAATCTCTTTGTTTATTGTATCCATGATTTTCAAATAATTTGATTTAAAATTAACTATAATATCATTCTTAAATTTACTACATATTGATGGAGAGATTTTATTATCTATTACATTCAATATGGCAACTTCAATATTCTTATAAGTTATAATATTATTATATGATATGAAATCATCACTGGTCTCATTATATCCGGGTTCGTTAAGTAATGGTTTATCATTTAATATCGTTAATAATGTTAATAATATAGTTTTTAACGTTTGACATGACGACCATTGGTCTCCTCTCCACGTATTTAATATAGATACGCATACTTTCCCACTTCTGTATAAGTTTGGATTCATTCTAATATTATCACCATTCGTTAAAAAGGTAAATTTAGGAGGAGCCAATGGATACTCTGGTGGGTAATCTATTTGAAATAAATAGTACCCATATGCGTAAGGGGTATCTTCTGGTCCGATTATAAGCGCATATCCTTTCAAAATATTATCTTCATTATGTGAATAATAGATTCCGTGTTCATGAAGTGGCTGTTTCATTATACTTCTTACATCTTTCATCAATCTTTTAAATGAAAGTGAGCCTACTTCCATCGTTAACTTATTATAGAAAAATAACTTTATATTTTTTACAATATATATTAAACGGTCTGAGTGAAATTAACATTTTAATTAAAAATTGATTTACAAATATATTATATGTATTAATAACATACTATTATGGTGAGTAGGGCTAAGTTACAGACCTTTCTTAGGTCCCATAAACTACAATCCAAACGTACCAAACCAAATGAATCAAACCCAATTACTCATACCCGTATGGGGCATACAGATCATAATATTATTCCTGGATCATATTCAATTCCAGACTCCGAATCAGATACTTTTCACGAGTTAATGCATGATGAAATAATATCTAATAATGGAAAAGAATATTTGACAGAAGTCCAATATAAGGAAGATGGTGGTAAAAATCGGTGCATTGCAATTGATTTTGATTTTAATTATGAAACAGGAAGCGAACGTAAGCACACTCAGGAAGACATATACACAATCATCTGCTGCCTTTTAACATGTCTGAAGAAAATATTTGATTTTGCTTCGAATCAGGAGAAATTCAATCTATATGTATTTGAAAGAAAAATGCCATATATTTGTGATAGAAAAAAGTGTACAAAAGATGGAATTCATATCATAATTGGAATCAAAGCAGATAACATACAGCAAACATATTTGCGAGAAAAGGTACTGGAGGAACTACCTACAATTCTATCAGATATGCCACTAATTAATAGCTATAATGATGTATATGATAATTCAATCACATTAGGATCAACAAACTGGCAGGTATATGGTTGTTGCAAGCCAGGAAATGAACCATATCTGCTATCATTTTACTATGTCATAGAATGGAATTATGAAGATATAGATTTTATTAGTGATTGTTACCAAGGCGTAGAATTCCCAATGAAAGAAAAATCAAAACAGCTTAGTGTACGCAACAAGAATATTCCTTTATATGCAATGACGGATGAATTTGAAAGACTATATGAGTCAAAAAAAAATAAAAGTGGTACTCCTACTGGAAGAGAATCGTTTGCTTTGAAGGTCCGAAATGTAGATTTCAGACATACTAATAGTACTCCTGAGAACATCAAATCAATTGATGATATTCATAGAGCATTAGAACTATGGTACGAATCACTTGGAGAAGATGCTGATATCAGATATGGTATTATTAAAAATAAGTTGAAAGAAATTCATGATATTACAATGATTTTACCGGATGATTATGCTGACGATTTTAATAGATGGCTTCGCGTAGGTTGGGCTCTGTATAATACTTCATCTAACGATTACATGTTTTATACATGGATGTTGTTTAGTAGCAAATCTTCAAAATTTGACATTGATGACGTGTTACTATATTATAGCGATAAGTATTGGGGCGGATTCAAATCAGGACAGTCAAATGAACATGGTACTAAAATAACGGCAGGATCTATTATTTACTGGGCACGAGAACATTGGAATAAACACTCAAAAAATGATGAAGAAAATAAGTTTATTCAAATAACCACTCAAACTGTAAATCATTTTATAGACCAAAGTATCAAGTCAACTACTGATTTTGATCTAGCCAAAGTGCTGTATCATTATTGTAGAGATAAATTCATTTGTTCTGACGTTAAGAATAGTTGCTGGTATGAATTTAATAATCATAGATTCAAAGAAATTGATTCAGGCGTTTCATTAAGTTTACTTATTTCAACCAATTTATACCAGTTATACTTTTCACGAATGATGTTGATGACGCAAACACTACCTGATATTGACTCGGATGAAGAGCAAGGAAAACTTAAGAAGAAAAACGTTAGAACATTAAGTGATATATGTTTAAGACTACGTGATGTTGGTAAAAAAGAGAAGGTAATGAGGGCAGCAAAGGAGCTATTTTACGATTCTAATTTCGCAAACAAAATAGATACCAATATGAAATTGCTCGGATGTGTCAATGGAGTGGTTGATTTTGAACAAAATGTATTTCGTCCTGGAAATACAATGGATTATATTACCAAAACAACTAAAAAACAGTACATTCCATTCAAGGATATAAATCCTAAAATTAAAACCGAAATTAATAATTTCATGCAACAATTATTTCCGATCCCGGATTTACTAGAATATATGTGGCAAATGCTTGCGTCGTGTTTGGTGGGAAATAATAAAAATCAAACATTTCATATACTTACAGGAGGCGGTTCTAATGGTAAAAGTCTATTGATGAAGTTAATGAAATATGTATTAGGTGATTATTATGGAATAGTACCATTATCTATCGTTACTGAAAAACGTCCAAAGATAGGTGGAGTATCGCCAGAGATTATGAATTTAGTCGGTACTCGTCTAGCCGTAATCAACGAGCCGTCAAAAGGAGATAAAATAAATGAAGGACCTATGAAAGCTTTAACTGGTGGAGATGATATTCAAGGAAGAGGACTATTTAAAAACTCTGTAACATTTACTCCATCTTTCAAGCTAGCAGTTTGTACAAATGTGTTATTTGATATTGATGCCACTGACGAGGGTACATGGAGAAGAATTAAAATTTGTCCGTTTTTGTCACATTTTACTCATACTCCTGACCCGAAAAATGAATATGACTTTATGATAAACATGGATTTGGAGGATAATATTCAGAAATGGGTGGAACCATTCTTATCCATGTTGGTAGAAGTTGCGTTTAAAACAGGTGGTCTAGTTAAGAAAAGATGCGATATTGTTGAAGCAAAGAGTATGGAGTATAGAAATAATCAGGACCATATTATTAATTTCATTAATGAAATGATAAAAGAAGCGCCTGGTGAAAAAATAAAAAAGCAGGAATTATCGCGTGAATTTGAAGACTGGTTTCGCATTAATTATGGTAAACGAAATGCGCCCAAAATGAAAGATATTTATCCGATTATGGATAAAAAGTTTGGAAAATATCATAACATGGGATGGCATAATGTGACAATCGTAAATGAAAATATGGACGATTCAGAAATGTAGACGTTACCACTGTAGGCTTTAACACTGTAGGCTTTAACACTGTAGGCTTTAACATCAATCATAAGTTGATAAGATATTTATGTATTAATTTTAATCAATAAATATCCAATTAATAAAGATAAACTTAAGAAACTCTTTTACAAATAATTATGTTATTTGCGATCTATTCTATATACCTCTTACCTCTTACCTCGTACCTCTTACCCTCTAACCCGCCGATAAATTAAGATTATTACATCATTATCATGTATCATGTAACTCTATTAACGGTTCTCTTTTTTCAATTGATTCGGTGTCTTGATATTTGATATATTTTTCATATGTTTGACATATCTTTACTGATTCATATATATAACAATATACATAATGAGATAAGGCTATAAAAATAGATATAAGTAAAACGAACAATAAATAGTTCATATCTTAAATAAAGTTAAAATATTAATGCGTAAAACGAATGTATGGTTTCTTTTGTGAACTGATTATCTATATCAGGTAAACTATATTTTCCGTGAAAATTAGTGAGCATAAAATAAACAGATATGATCTTATCATCGCATCTCTCTACTGCTAGTGTCACTGGGGACTTTGGTGACATTTTATACTCGTTTTTTGTTACATGAATTACATTATGGTTCACTGGAATTCGTGATACGGTTTCTTTTGATTTATATACAAATGATTCATCTATAATCAAATCGTGGTTTTCTAAATAGTTCTTAATGAACTTTATATCATTATCTATAAATGAATATTTTTTGTATCCCTGACCGTTTTTAGATACATATACTCCTTCATCTGTATATATTTCTTTCATATTATCGCTAATAATACAATATTCTTTAATTTTATCTATGGTAATTTTAGAAAGATCCAAATTGCTCAGGTATAGCTTCATTAATATATTATATTGTAAACTATTTAAACTTATTTTCAGAAGATAATTTAATATGTATGGAATCGTTGTAGACAAATTAGGTTCTCTAAAAGAAGCGACAATAAAATCAGATGATATTGATCATCTATGTAAAAAATGTAACTTTAAAAATTCAAAACATTTTGATGAAAGAACCGTATGGCACGTAAAAATAAAAGATGTGAGATATAAAATTAAACTATTTGCGAAAGATGATGGTCGTGCGAATAGTGAAAATAAGTACGATTTCCCTCCGCCGGTAGATACGAAATTATTTTTTGGATCATGTATATTAATTAGATATATAGATAACGAAGTCGCGTCATTATCATTATCTGAATGGGAAAAGATTTATGAAAAATTATTTGGAGGATTTGAAGATTTAGCAGCAACAATTGAAGAGGATGAAAATGAAGAGGATGAATTAGAATTAATAGATGATTCATTGAAATCAAAAGACGGGTATTTGCTTGATGGATTTATTGTGGATGATTCTGTAGAGTCTGGCGAGGACGATGGAAGTTTTGATTCTGAGTTAAGTGAAGAACCTTATGTTTTTAGCGACGAGGATTAAATCAGATGATATATGATATATGATATCATATAAAACATGAAATAATAATTATACTATTATACTTATTATTCCCACTTATTAATTTATACTTATTATGATTGACTTAAAAGATTGGTAAATAAAAATATAAATAGCTATTTATATGAATATTTTACAGTTTAAGGATTGTTCGTACAAAAACAAAGATTTGGTCGGTGGAAAATGTAGTTCATTAGGTGAATTATACAAATTATCACAAACATTAAACTTTGAAATTGCTGACGGGTTCGCAATAACCACCGCATTATATGATACTTTCATACAACAGAATGAATTACAAACGATAATTGAGAATGAATTAAATGATTTAAATCATGAAGATATAAATGAGCTGGAGAAAACGTCGTTAAATTTAATAAATCTCGTTACAAATGCTAAATTTGATGAATATCAGGAACAGGATATCGTAGAAAATTATCAATTGTTATGTAATAAGTATAATCAGGAACATGTAGATGTAGCAATTCGTAGTAGTGCAATTGCTGAAGATCTACCAAACGCTTCATTCGCAGGACAACAAGACACCTATTTGAATATTACACATATTGGTAATGTTTTATCAAATGTTAAAAAATGTTTCGCATCTTTATTTAATGTTCGTGCGTTATCGTATAGATATACACATGACATTAAATTAGAAGATGTCAAAATTAGTGTTGCTGTACAAAAGATGGTTCGTTCTGATATCGGTTCCGCAGGAGTTGCATTCTCATTAGATCCTGAAAGCGGATATAATAAAGCAATTGTTATTAATTCGTCCTTTGGATTAGGTGAATTAGTAGTAAGTGGCGGAGTAAAGCCAGATGAAGTTATATGTAACAAAGATACGTTATCTATATTTGATGCTGATCCTATTGTCATGAAAAAACTTGGTTCAAAAGATAGTAAAATTATTTATAATTCATCCGGAGGTATAATTGAAATTGAAACCAATATAATTGAAAAAATAAATTATAGCATTACAAATAATCAAGCGATCGCTCTGGCAAGATATGTTATGTTATTAGAGAAAGAGTATTGTAAATTATTAGATAAAGTAACTGGTGTAGATGTTGAATGGGCAATAGACGGAAAAGATAAAAAAATATATATATTACAGTCCAGGCCAGAAACTATTCATTCAAACAAATCAGAATTAAAAATTGAAAAATATGTATTGGATGAACAAAGTGAAGTTTTAGTAAAGGGTGTAGCAGTAGGTGAGAAAATCAGCTCTGGTAAAATAAAAATACTCAAAAGTTTAGATGATCATGAGCAATTTTCTGAAGGTGATATATTAGTAACCAGTATGACCACCCCTGATTGGGAACCACTTATGAAAAAGTCTTCTGGAATAATAACAAACAAGGGCGGAAGAACATGTCATGCGGCAATCGTGGCAAGAGAAATGGGGTTGAATGCTGTTGTCGGTACTATTAATTGTACCGAGTTACTTAAAAATGTCGATGAATGTACCATCTTTTGCGCTGATGGTGAGGAAGGTTTAGTCTATAATGGACAATTAGGGTTCCATATAGATGAGATGACTATAGATAATTCAAAAACGCTTCCTATTGATCTCATGATGAATGTTGGAAACCCAGAAACAAGTTTCACTAACTCAATGATACCAAATAAAGGCGTTGGTTTAACACGACTAGAATTTATCATTAATAATTACATCAAAATTCACCCGAAAGCATTAATAGATTATCCAAATGTTCCGAAGGAGTTGAGAGAAAAAATATACAATGTACTTGGTGATCGCGTAAATGGCGAATGGTACTTTATTAAACGATTAGCACGCGGTATTGCCAAAATAGCAAGCGCGTTTTCACCAAACGATGTAATAGTTAGATTTAGTGATTTCAAATCAAATGAATATAAAAATTTACTTGGGGGCGAAATATATGAACCAGATGAGGAAAACCCTATGATTGGATGGAGAGGGGCATCGCGTTACTACTCGCCAGAATATGAAAAGGCATTTGAATTAGAATGTAAGGCAATTAAATATGTTCGTGAAACCATGAGAATGACAAACGTAGTCGTTATGATTCCGTTTTGCAGAACCCCTACAGAATGTGAAAAAGTTCTTGAAATTATGAAAAAACATGGCCTTGAACGTGGTGAAAATGGATTGAAGGTGTTCTTAATGTGTGAAATTCCGTCCAATGTTATTGAAGCAGACGAATTTAGTAAATATGTAGATGGTGTATCTATCGGTGGAAATGATTTGTTACAACTTACTTTAGGGGTAGATCGTGATAGTGAAAAGATAACACATTTATCTAGCCATGAAAATGTTAGCTATAGACGTATGATTAGTCAGGCGATAAAAACGTATAAACAAAATGGCGTTAAAGTAGGATTTTGCGGACAGCAACCATCGGATTCAATTGAATTTTGTAATTTCTTAATCACTGAAGGAATTGATAGTATTTCTGTGACACCTGATAGTATATTGAAAACAATAAATAATCTATCAATGAGTGATTGAGGCAATAATATATTCTAAAATATTAAAAGTTATCTTATTTAATATTTTAAACATCTCATAATTTTATAATTTTATTGGTGTTACAATGGGTTACAAGAGGGGTACAATTAATCTTTACCATCATCTTTGGTCTGATTTTTATGTTGCATAAATTCTTTGATTAAATTATTTGATGGTTCCATAACCACATCTGAATCAGGAATAGCATCATAATCTACCTTGCTTAGATTTACTAACTCGCCATCATCATTCATAGCCTGAGTGAGAACGTTACCAGTCTTCTCGGCAAGAGCCTGATTTTCTTTCATTGCCTTCTCTTTTGTCTCTTTGATTCTTTTGTCAAATTCATCTTTAGCTTCTTCTTCATTCTTTTGTTTCGCGTGCATGAGATTATTTAACTCTGATTCCAAATAGTCAACCTTGCCAGTTTTGTAAGCATCCGGGTCAAACGGCATCCACATTCCAACCTGACCAACATATACATCATGAGACGAATCGTTTTCACGCAATATTTTAGCCCTCATTTCAGCTTCTTCTTGTGTAATATATGATCCTCTTACTTTGATACCTCTCACATTGGTCTGGAATTTATGATCGACATCAAATTTGTTCTGAAGAGTTTCTTCATTTGATTCGAAAAAGTTCTTATAATCATGTATCACTGTATTACTGGTTAATTTTTCCTGTTCTTGTTCAATAAACTCTTTCAAATCATTCTGAAGATCTGATGCCTGTAAATTGTATTTGAAAGCAATAAACGTCACAAAATTGTTATACAACTCCACGGACTTAGTATAATCCCACGTTTTTAGGAACGCCTCGAAAAAGAACTGATTTTTATCTTTGATAATTTTTTCAGGGGATAGAAACGAAAGACAAACAAACTTTTGGTTGGAAATAGTTTTATCTTCATCAAGCACGTCTACGTAATTTTTTTCAATAGGTTTAGAAAAACTCATATATTATTATAAGTATCTATTTGTTTAAGTATTATTTAATTTAAAAATATATTTATCTCATATTAAATATATAAGAATGAACGACATAATTGATTTAGGTGAATTAATACGTAGAGTGATTAAATATTTAGTTGAAGGTTTAATGGTTGGTTTAGCCGCTAGCCTGATCCCTAAAAAACCATTAAATTTTGATGAAGTAGCTTTAATTTCATTAACAGCAGCAGCAACATTTAGTATTCTAGACGCATTTGTACCTTCCGTAGCTGTTTCAGCACGCTCTGGTGCTGGATTTGGTATAGGTGCCAATCTAGTTGGATTCCCACGATTCATTTAGATTTACTAGGTAATTATCCATATACTTGATAATTCGTTTAAAATAATATTGTAAAGAATAATATTATACCAATTTTTAAAAATAATAAACTCAAAGCATTTGATATTGTATTCATAATGAAATTTAAACATGTGTGAAAAAAAAGAAAAAAGGAAAAAGGATGGTGCGGTATATATAAACAATAATTACAATTGCACCATTTTTATATTATATATTATTTTATGAATATATAATATGTCATCCATCTTAAAATCTTTATTTAAAGGTAATAAAACGAAAAATGATTCAACTCATAAAAACATTATTAAACACAAAACAAACTATTTCAAAACAGTTGATAATAAACGATATAAAGATTTTTTGATCGCTAATACTCGTTATACAGTAGAAGAAATTAACAATATGGATAACGCTACGTTAACGCACTTATATGATGCGCACGCAAAAACGTTTCCTTCATACAAGATGGAAGTAGATAAAGAGCGCAAGTTAAATAGAACCATTGCTTCATCTCAATACGCAAACTCAGAGAAAAATAGAATATTAAATGTAGCCAAAACATATTTACAGAATAGAAATGAACAGGTATCACAAAAAAATGCTGATATTATAAAGCAATCAGAATTTGTACATCGTTTCAGAAAACTAAAAAACCAAAAAGATAACTTTGACGTTGCTTACGAGACAGGTATGCTTCCATCTGTCCCAAACAAAATTGTTCGTGGTGGACGCACAAAGAGAAGAAAATATATTAGAGTAAAGACGAAAAAAGCATATACTGGCGGTGCGGCATCAAATCACCATGATGTATATGGAGAATTTATCACCGAACAAGAAGAAGAAGATATTTTAATCAAATATAATGTGAATGATACTGTAAAATTAAACAGTAATAATCAGTATGGAGTAAAACTATATATAATAGATGTAAATGATGAAGGTGAAAAATATTTGAAGATAATAGGAGATATGTATGGAGAATTTACAGATCCATATCATCCTGATTATATAGGAGGTAAAAGAAAGAAGAAGGTATTACGTACAACTAGAAAGCACCGAATGGGCGCAAAACAATACAAAAAACAATACAAAAGAAAAAACAATAAATCCAAGAAGCATAAATAAATTCCACTTTAAAAATCGTTCAATTTCTATTTAAATTTTTAAGTAGATATTAAATCAATTAATTCTTTTTCTGTAATATGTTTTTGAAACCCTAATATGTAACACACGTCAAATATATACGACTCTTCTCCACCTCCTTCAATATCTAAATCTAATATGTATTTGACACAAAACTCTGGAGTTAATTTTTGTGTTGCCAAAAGTATTTTTTCATCAAGATGATTTTCCACAATATTCTGTTCTAGAATATCAATAGAATATTTATATCTATTCTTGAGTAAATCCGTATTTGTTACTTTCATTGTTATATTACACATGTGATAATTAAAAATGGAACAAATTATTTAAGTCATTTCAATCTTTTATACCAACCCTATATCAACCCTATACCAACCCTATATTGTTGGTATAAAAGCCCAATTTAATTCATTACATATTTGTTTCCAAATCTCATCCTGTTCAATCCGTTTTTCCCTATCTTTTAGCATTGGAAAATATGGTAAAAATTGTTTTTGATCCAATAATTCACATAATTTATATATTGTATAATAGTAATTGAGAAAATTAACACGATCGTCAGGACAGTACTTTGCATAAGGTTCCTGAATTTCAGTAAATAAGTTACATAGGGTTTCTTCTAACTCGGGACTCATATTAGGAGGTTTTATTCCGATCATATCTTTAATGAATGGTATATGTTCATAATATTTATTATATCCTAGCTTTTTTAGAATCTCTTTCGTCTTACCATTTGTTAATTGAGATAATTGTATTCTCTCTTTTTTAATTTGATATTGTAGATCCTCAATGACCTTGGGAGGAATTTGTGTTGTTTCTTTTGCTTGGAATTGAGCTAATATTTCTCTGAAATGGTTTATTCGCTTATAAGCATAAAAACATATTTCTTTAGGAGGTTCTTTAAAAGAAGGTTTATCATTATCAATCAACAATATTTCGCAGTTATGACATTCATTGCATATCATGAGTCCATCGGTTTCAGAATATATAAGTTCGCCTATATTACATATAGTGCAACAGGAATCCTTACTTTTTTCAAAGACTAAATATTTGTGATCTATATTGGACAAATATTTGTTAACATTATTATTAGAAATTTCCTTCGCTTTTGGAGAACCTTTATCTTCGACTTTAAAAAATAAATTTAACTTTTTACTTTTAACATTGTTGTCTACGCAAATATTTTTTTTGTCTTCAAAATAATCAAAAATTATGTTGGAATTATTAAGCAAATACTCCTTTTCTTTTCTTTCAAATCCTTTTATTTCTTCTTTATACTCCGTAATTTTATCACCGATTTCTAATTTTTGTTCAATATTTTTAGTATGTTTAATTTGTTCTTTTAGCGCCTTTATCTTATCCTTTAGGGAAGGTACTTTGGAAGTTTTATTGTTGTGAAACATTTCTAAATGTTGTTGATGTTTATCATCTAATGTTACTGGCGCAGTATTAAACTTTAGCTTTTTATCACATTTCGGTTTAAATGAGGGCATAGATTATTTAGTTATATATATTTAAATAACATATAGTTTATTTAATATATTTATTTTATGGATTTAATCTAATGGATAAAAATGCTAGCGAAAAATTTATGAAATGTAAAAAAGATTTTCTATATAACGCAATAGAAGATGGATGGACAGTAAAAAAAATGAGTAATTATTACATCTTTAGAAAAAAACATGAAGGAAAGAAAGAGGTATTTCAGGAATCATATTTATCACACTTTATAGAAAAACACTTACATATTAAGTGAGATATAGGTACAATAATATAGGTACAATAATATTGAAATCCTATTTCACAATGTGATAATTAAATGGTATAATACGACTTTATAGGATATAATACGACTTTCAAACAAAATGTCCAACATACGTTTTTAATTTTAATTACAATTAAATTAAAACTAAAAAAATTTTTATCTTTAGCAATATTATAAAATGGGTGGCGGATTAATGCAACTCGTAGCTTATGGCGCACAAGACGTTTACCTTACCGGTAATCCTCAAATTACTTTCTGGAAGGTTACTTACCGCAGATACACTAACTTTTCCATGGAATCCATTGAACAAACCTTCAACGGTCAAGCCGATTTCGGCCGCCGTGTTACCTGCACAGTGAGCCGCAACGGTGATCTTGCCAGCAAAACTTACCTTCAAGTAACTCTCCCTGAGGTTGCTGGCGGTGCTGGCAAATACGCCCGTTGGTTAGATTTCCCCGGCCATCAACTTATCTCCCAAGTTGAGGTAGAAATTGGTGGTCAACGCATTGACCGTCAATACGGTGACTGGATGCACATCTGGACCCAACTTACTCTTCCTGAGAACCAGAAAACCGGTTACTACAAGATGATTGGTAACACCGTAGGATTAACTTACATCACTGATCCTGAATTCGCTGATATTGCCACCCCCTGTGGTAACGATGCCCCCGTGAATGTTTGCGCTCCCCGCAAATCTCTTCCTGAAACCACCCTTTACATTCCCCTTCAATTCTGGTTTTGCCGCAACCCTGGACTCGCGCTCCCCCTTATCGCTCTTCAATACCACGAAGTCAAAATCAACCTTGACCTTCGCCCCCTTGATGAGTGCTTATGGGCTGTCACTGCTTTAGGCGCTGCTGATGGTGATGTTAAAGACGCCTCCGTCTATAACTCTTCCCTCGTAGCTGCCTCTCTTTACGTTGATTATATCTTCCTTGATACCGATGAACGTCGCAGAATGGCCCAAAACCCCCACGAGTACCTTATCGAGCAACTCCAATTCACTGGCGATGAATCTGTCGGTTCCTCATCCAACAAAATCAAACTTAACTTTAACCACCCCTGTAAAGAACTTGTATGGGTTGTCCAACCTGATGCCAACGTAGATTACTGTGCCTCCTTCACCGGTGGGCAAATGCTCAACTCTACCCTTGGTGCCCAACCTTTCAATTACACTGATGCGGTTGATGCTCTTCCCAACTCTTACCGCACTTTCGGTTCTGCTGCCGCTCTTGCCTCCGTCGTATCCGGTGGTCTTTTCGAGACTGCGGATGCTGGCGCTGGTCCCGGAACTGGAACCGCGCTTGACTCTGCTGTCTCTGATGCCGGTACATTTGTTCTTGCCGAGACTGCCCTTGACATGCATTGCTGGGGCTCTAACCCCGTCGTTGTAGCTAAATTACAGCTCAACGGCCAAGATCGCTTCTCTGAACGTGAGGGTTCTTACTTTGATGTTGTACAACCTTTCCAACACCACACCCGCAGCCCCGATACCGGCATCAATGTGTACTCCTTCGCTCTTCGCCCCGAGGAACACCAACCTTCCGGTAGCTGCAATTTCTCCCGCATTGATAACGCCACTCTTCAACTTGTGCTCTCCAATGCCACCGTTGCCACCACCAACACCGCTAAGGTACGTGTGTACGCCACCAACTACAATGTCCTTCGTGTCATGAGTGGCATGGGTGGCCTTGCCTACTCCAATTAAGTTATTTGCTAGCTAATAAGCCTGGTATTTAACAAAAACATTAGAAAATGAATAAAATACTTTATTTAATTTATTTTCTTGATAAATTACATGGAAGAGCTATATAGGAAAATGTTAGCATATGACGATGCATGGTGTAATTTAATGGGATTTTTTAATCCATATACAGATTCTTTTGAAAATTCATTCACAACAAGACTACCCATGTTTGATAAACGGGCTTTCAATTTATACCCAAAATATAATTTTGTATATGACAAATTATGGATTATGCAGTCCCAAAATATGACATGCGGAAAATTAGAATCAATAACGAAAGATTCAAATATTACATATCCTATATTTATTAAACCGCGATGGGGACATAAAAGCGCTAGCAGTAAAAATTGCTTCAAAATATCATCGTTTAATCAAGTTCAAAAATATCAACATATTAAGGAAATGATGTGGTCTGAATTTATAGAGGGAACGGAAAATATGACCGATTACGTTCTTTTGAATGGTAACATTATATATGAGATCACTTATTTATATTCGGATGAGCAAAATGGTTATACTGAACAATATAAGTTTATTTCTCCTAATAACAAAGCTCCTGCCAACATTAAAGATTGGGTAAACGAATATTTAATTGGATACAGCGGTGTAGTGAATGTTCAGTATAGAAACAATATTATTATTGAGGCTGGATTGAGACTTGCACGAGGAGGCGCATATATTCAAAGTACAGACAATACAAATATAGTAGATCTTATTAATACTGTCTACGATAGCAACAGAGCAGACCATATAGAGAGAAAAACTTTGAATTTTACTCCTTATTATTCGTTTAAATGTTTCACGCGATTTCCAATATTATACTTGTATCCTCAATACATAGTTGATATATTGATGTATTTATTTAATGCGAAACCCTTCTATGAGTATTATTTCGAACCCAACGGGAACGACGGAAATGTAATTTTTCAATTCTTACATGAAGATAAAGACGTTGGCAAGAGATGTAGTACAATATTTACATTATTATTCATATTAGTACAGTTAATAGTTATCGTTATGGTATTCTATATGAGTTATCTATTCTATAAAGCCAAATATAAAACAACACCTTATTTAAGGTATATTTTATACGCATTCATTCTTTTTTATATTACTCAATATCTAAATCCTATAAGCGTTCACTATAACCTATACAAAGCAAAAAAACAGAAAACGTTATGGTAAAAATAATATGATTAATAAATAATATAGTTATTTTTATTATGTATTAATAAATATATTATGTATAATAACACTATAAATGATTGGGGACAATTTGTAGATATTAATGGTGACGCGACTATTTGGTATGATAAAATAAATGATTGGGGACAATTTGTAGATATTAATTGTGATACGGCAGAGGAACAATATAGTGAACAATATAGTGAACAATATAATGAACAATATAATGAACAATTTGATGAGACAAATGATATAAAGTATTTACAACCACCATGCATAAATTACACAGAATTAATGTATAAACATCCTACACGTTTTGTACTAATTGGAGGATTACATGTAGTATATTCTATATTGAACATATTTAATTAAACTGTCAAATATAATTATTCTCCGCATGTGAATAGTTTATTCATATTGTATACCTCTATTTTATTTTCTTCTTTCACTAGTATCTTATTCACTAGATCATCGTTTCGCAAACGAATGGAATAAGTTTGCTGTAACTTATTTCTACCTACTCTTCCCATTGCTTGGATTATTTTTTCCTGTGTTATATTTGATAAATCGCGACCAATAAAGGCATGGCAGAACTGATAATTTGTTCCATATATATAATCACCATTCGCAATTATAAGATAAAGTTTTTGATTATCCGCAAACTCTTTTACAATTTCAGTATATTCAATTGGTTTATCTTTTGAAAATAAACCAATACCCATCAATAACAATAATTTCCAAATATCTTCAATATTAGGCAATTCCATAATTCGTTGTACATCAATGTTGGTTATATTTGAAGAAAATCCATTTTTGATGGATTCGTCACACCATTTATGTAAATGTGAAAGACTATTCGGTACGTATATTTTATCGATTGATATTTCCTTGTATATTTTATTTAATTCGTTTAATTTATTACGCAGTTGTTTTGTCTCAGGAGAATCTTTTTGTAACTTTTTCTCGTTACCAGCATCTATGTCTTTTTGAATTATATCTTCTAATGTTTTAGTTATTTTAATGATTTCGTGATTAATCTTATTATTAAATTGTATGTCATTGTTAATTTTGGAAATTTCATGCTGGGGAATCTTAGATTGCTGAATACAGTACTTTGCAATCTTTTCTACATTATCTGCTATAAATATGGTTGGACCATCAGTCAATGTAAACGCATCACATGTGGTAATGTTCATTCCATTACTAATGTCCTTGTAATATTTATTTTTTTCAATGGCAATATTGTTCATAGTTTTGAATTTTGTGTAAATATAGTCCCAACTGTCCACAGGTATGCTTTGAAGCAATTTGAAATAGTATTCCTTGATGCTCTCCATATCAATATCATAAATAGATTCAAAATAATCGCGAATTTGTAATTCAGGAATAATCGTGTATTTATCGTCTTCATTTAACAAAACGATAAAGATACAAATATAATGTAGATCTAGATATCTGAAAATTGTACGATTATGTATACAATGATGTATACATTTCTGTAAATCATCATAATTTTTATACACCAGATGAGGGAGAATTACTTCTCCTGATGTATTTGTCAATTGTATACTTTTTTTGCATTCCGAACTGCTAATTTTATGTATAATAGAATTTTCAAAGTTCATCTTAAACCCAGAAATAGTATCTCCAATTTCTATTTCATCAGGAAGGGTTGCTGACGACAATACAATATTAGGTATCTCATTTTCCTGCCAGTTTTTTGATATATATTCATGACATTCATGAGATTCGTAATCTAATGTGATTGTAGGTTCGTCCCAAAACATAATCATATCATTATTCGTTTGATTTAATTCATCATTAAATGACATCATATATCGCATAGCACATAAGTAAGATTTGATATCACATATCATAATTTCAACATTTATACCGTCGCTATTATCAACTTTGAAAATTCCACCAGTTCTTCTATGTTTTTCATATGTTTTTGCGGCATAATAATGTAATCGTATATCATCTGCCGTATCACAACCAAACGCAAACGCAATTTTTTTACCTACTGAAATTGCGGATTTTGCTAAAGCTACGCCTACGTGTCTTGCTGCACAAACAAATATTATACGATGGTTTTCTGATAACGCAATAGGCGTTAATGTTTTTCCTGTGGCTGTTGGAGCCATATACAGTACGAGGTTAGAACTGCGTCTGACTTCGGTCTTCCGAAATATAGTAAATATATCTTTTTGATGAGTATATAACTTATTTGGAGCATATTTCAAGAGGTTTTCATTACATTCAATAAATTCTTTACCCTTTGCTATAATAGCTGTTATCTCCACTTCATTCATGTATAGATCCAAAATATATTTAATGAAATGTATACATTGTTTATTTACATTATATATATCATATTTAATCAACCTACATAGTGTATAGAAATATACACACCATTTATAGTTTGACGAATGTTTATATTTGAGTAATTTACTAACAAAGTCTAATAGTTTGAATTCGTAGATATCATCCGTTTCCTTTTTTAATATATCCTTACTATTATTATCTATTCTCATGATATTGATTTTATTTATTTTTTTTCTATCAATCGATACACGATTATTGTAGTCGATCTCATATTTTTTATTTATTTTTTTTATTTTGTCTTCTAGATATACACTGTATATATAGTTTTCATTTACTTCAGAATACTCAATTTTCAAATATCCCATAAGTGACAATGTTTCATTAAAAGTATAATTTAAATCATGATATCCTTGAACTATCATATTAATTACATTCTTTTCCTGTAATGATACTGGAATTTCCACAGAATTCCATTCCGATTTATTCAATTTGCGTTGAGATAAATTCATATTATTGTTAATAATATCAATATATATATTTTTAGATTCAATTTTAATGGAAAACATTCTTAGGTCTATACTTTAACATGTTTAATTCTATTTTAGTTGTTTTAAAATTATTGTTCGTGTATACATCTTGGAGCAGCAACCATTCAAATATACCTCCAGGGTATACATATACCTTTTTAAAACCGAGTTCAACTAATTGTTTATATTTTATTGCTATATTATCGTCGCATGCGTTGTAACCATATATAATTAATGGTTTTTGAAATTCTCCATTAGTATACAACGTGTTGATTTTTTGTTCTTCATGTTGAAATGATAACGTACCTTGTATTAAACACGAATCAGTATCATTAATTACAGAAATGATAACTTCGTTATTTCTAACACAATATAACATGTCTTGAAATGATATTTTATTTATAGACTGAATGCCTCCCATAGTATTTTATGATAAAATAGTATGTATCAATTGTACGAAATATAATTTATGAAAAACTCATTGTTATTTCTACATCTTCACGTTTAATTGATTTTGATGCAAGTAGTGATAATTCTTCTCTCTTCTTTCTAGTTTTATTGTCAGATATAGATCTTTCATTCTTCTTTGAATTACTATTTCTACAATTCATATCATTTTCAATTGTTTCATAGTTTTTCTCAATGTAATCTAACACTCCATTTTCAATAGCCCATTTAAAAAAGTTTAATTGTCCTATAGTAGTCTGTATAGAATTCCCGTCTTTATATGGTATACATATGCGCTCCCATCTACAGAAAGGATCAAAACGTTTCTTAGAATATGCTTTTAATTTCAGTTTATAGTCATTATAGACTTTAAATCTGGCTGTACTATTATCGGTATCATATACGGTGTAATGTTTTTTCGCATAATTGGTTGCAAACCAATCAACTATTCTAAGAGATATCTTAGACTCTCCATTAATTATATTTAACATGTAATCCAAATATGTAACTTTATCATTATAAAACTGTAGCAGATTATGTAACAGCAGACTATTTTGTGTTGAGTAGGACATAATATATAGGTTAATGTTTTGCTTAATATTTAAGTATATTTATAGACAACTTCTATTGTTCTCTAGGATAATTTATCTATTTTCATATTTTTTGAGAACAAAAACTGTTCGTGATTCCTATCGCGTTTTTGAATATTGCATTCCAAGCATGATATTACTAAATTATTAGTGTTATGTCCAATGCTGTTATCGATTCTATCAAGTGTCCATTGCTTTTTATCGCGCTTATTTTTATACATTATCAATATCGCATCACCACAGTAACTACATTTACCATCTAAGTTTCGTATATATTCTAACACTTCTGACAGAGTTACAAATAATTCTTTATTGAATCTATTCTTAAGCTTATCCTGTTGTTGATATGAAGATAGTTTAATCTTTATAATATCATGCAATTGTTTTTGAATTATTGGATCAATATTATTTAATAAGTCTATCTGAGACTCTACACAAAAGAGTTCACTATCAATACATATATTGCTTTTTTTTAGAATACATTCATCGGTTTGTTTATCTGTTTTTTTAATCAAGTACCGATTATGTGTTCCGCTTATATTTATTTCCTTTTTTGTCATATTTATTATAATGTTATATTAATATATATATATATGAACTTTATGCCCATGATATTATGTTTTGTTTTACTAATTGCTACTTTAGTTTTATATACTCATTACAAAAAACGATTGAATATCTATAGCATCACTATATCAATATTATTTGCTGTTATTTTTATGGTAGTTGTTATATTAAATAAAAAAACAATAGAAAAATTTCATGAAAATAAAAAGGTATGTGATATGTTGTATTTAAAAAATAAAAATAAAAAATATACTGTCATAAAAAACATGATATCAGAGTCACTTTGTAAATCTATTATCCAGGAATCAGAAGACTATGCAAAAATACACGGATGGACAACTACAAGACATGACAATTATCCTACTACCGATAACAAAATAACAAACCATTGGAACACGTATAACTATATTAGCAATTATGTTCATCGCCATGTGTTTACAGAAATAGAGAGATTATATAATGTAAACTCATATGAGCTGGGTATTAATGAATTATTTGTTGCAAAATATCAAAACAAAAAATCAAAACAGTATAAACTTGATGAGCATGTTGATGGTAGCGAATTTAGCTTTGTCATTGCGTTGAATGATTCATTCGAAGGAGGAGGTACTTACTTTCCTGAGTTAGATAAGGTAATAAAGCTTAAAACTGGTGATTGTCTCGTATTTTCCGGTCAGAATAAACATGCTGGTGTCAAAACAGTATCCGGTACTAGGTACATACTTACAGGATTTATACATTTTAAATCAGACGATTATTGTGATGAATACAATTAAGACAATGTATTGTAATCTAATACTTATATTAAAAAAGGAGTTAAGTCTATTACATCATACTATATTAAATGCTACAGAATATTATAAATACCGAATCATCCGATACTACACCAGATAATACATCATCTACTACACCAGATACTACACCAGATACTACACCAGATACGCCAGCAAAGCCATCTACAAATATTGGCTATGTACATTCTAATAATCCAACTACAACATTTAATACACATACAATGACTGAAATAGAGACAATATTGAACGAGGAAATACATACCAATAATAAGTCAACCTGGAATAAATTAGATAAAAGTAATAAGTTATCTAAAATACTATTTTTTTGTGATAATTATGAATGTTCGTCTTCTGATAAACCATTATTAAAAGATGCTCTAACAACAGCATTGGAATATAATAAACTACAGAAAATTAAAGACGTAATATATGATATTGAAAATCAGGTAATTGTTTCCATCCCTTCATTGCTATATGTAAATAATAAGTTTTTAGTCAGAAATGATAAAAGAACTTCTACTAGCAGAAGCTTACCTAAAAACAAATCTCATAATACTAAAAAGAAAAAGATTAAAATTGATAATAAAGATTAATACACATTATATATAATACCGATATGGAAATTAATGACCACACACATATTGACACCCAAATACATCACGATGATATCAATAATTTTGATGATCATCATGATAATAAATTAACGCTATCTATTGAAAAATATGAGAAAATGGTTAATGTAGAATATGAGATTAAACGCGATAACCATAATATACTAAATTATATATACGACATGGCTACTGAATACATAGAAGACAATATACTTCATATGTCTTCTGAAAATTTTGAAGAAGTGTTTCATGAAAATTTACATAATCTCTTATTTTCAACAATAGAGAATTCCTACAACGTGGATGAAGAATTGTATGAATATCTAATGATGCCTGAAATCATTATCAATCGTGCAATCAACCTTATTTATAACAAGTATATTCCTAAGCGACATTATAACACCACATTTATTAGGAATAATACTGAACATAATATTGAAAGACTCACTGATAAAATCAATTTTGTCCAAACATGTATTCAACCTGACCAAAGAACCAAAGAATGGTATGAATTTAGACATGGTATTATCACAGCAAGTAGTGCCTGGAAAGCATTTGATACACAGAGTTTATATAATAGTCTGGTATACGAGAAATGTTGTCCATGTAAGTCTCCAGATGCTTCACAAACCGTGTATATAAATACTGAAACTACATTACATTGGGGTCAAAAATATGAACCATTATCTACAATGTTGTATGAACATATTTACAATACGCAGATTGGTGAATTTGGATGTATAAGACATCATAACTATTCTTTTATTGGTGCCTCGCCAGATGGAATAAATATAAAGCTGGGTAATCCGAGATATGGTAGGATGTTGGAAATTAAAAATATCGTAAACCGCGAAATCAAGCAAAATCCAAAGAAAGAGTATTGGATTCAAATGCAATTACAAATGGAAGTATGCAATTTAAATGAATGTGACTTTCTTGAGACCAGATTTAAAGAATATGATTCTCTAGAAGAATATATAAATGATGGAAACGGTGAATATACTTCAAACGGAAATTATAAAGGTAAAATGTTATTATTTTATAATAATAACAAACCTGTTTATGAATACTATTGTAAGGAAATCCATCATGATTATAATGAGTGGGAATCTGATCAATTCAACAAACATCAGGATCTGTTATTTATGAAAACTATTTATTGGAAGGTTGACGAAATTAGTTGTATATTAGTACTTAGAAATAAACAATGGTTCTCTTCAGCACTACATATACTTGAGAACATGTGGACAATTATCAAAGATGAAAGAGTAAATGGGTATGAACATAGAGCTCCTAAGAGACGTCCCAGAAAAAATAGCATTTCTACAGAAAATAAATGTCATATTACATTATCAGATTCCGCTAAAAATAATATTACTAATGATGGTAATTCATTTTAGATAACATTACAGGCATATTCCTTTTACAATTCGTGATATTATTTTTTTATCTTCTCTAGGGTCTTTTAATACTTCGGACATTGTTTTTACTATCGTATCTGGATCTTCTGTAATGCATGGGATAGCATACATACTTTTATTAACAATTTCATCTAGCGCATGCTTTAATTTTGGTTTTTGTCCAGTATCCTCGGACCATTTATCCTGATCTTTTATATATATAGTCTCCTTTTTTATATCACTACAATGTATTGGTCGTTTAAAGATATCCAAACTATTCAATTTATCAATTAATATATTAGACATGCCTTTAGTCTGTCCTAGTTCTCCTATATTTGTGAGGTCCTCTACACTTAGTTGAATAGATTCTATGAATTCTGTCATATTTAACGCATCTTTGCATTGTTCATTCAGGAAAATATTAATATTAAAATTATTATTAGTAGTATTGTTAGTAGTTGTTTTGGATTTATTTATATTAGGTACCATGGTTTGAATTGTTTTATGTTGTTCTATCATTATATTGGTAATTTCACTGTTTTTTTTCATCAACTCTAAAAACATTTCTTTATAACTAATATCTTCATTCTCTACAATACTATTCATACATTGTGATTTATCGGTAGAATCAATAGTAGAATTCATAGTAGAATTCATAGTAGAATTCATAGTAGAATTCATAGTAGAATTCATAGTAGAATTCATAGTAGAATTCATAGTAGAATTCATAGTAGAATCAATAGAAATATTATTTTCATCATATTTACATTTTTTTCGATGATTACATAGAGAAGATGCATGTTTATAAGTCTTTCCACAGATGCAGTCATATTTTTTGACGCGTTTTGACGCGTTTTTGTTAGTATTTGTTAGTATTTTATGTTTACGTGTAGATACATGTCTATACCAGTCATAACTCTTGCTACATACATAATCACAATATTCGCATGAATAAGATTCTACGCGTTTTGACGCGTTTTCGTTAGTCATCTGTTAGTATATAATACTAACAAAAAAAGCGTCTAAATAGTTTTTAAAAAAATCTATAAAAAAGTTATGGTAACAATATTTTTTTATAGATTTTGAATTTACATCATAATGGTAAGAAGCAACTTTTTTGAAAAAAAATGATATTTTCGGATGAAAAATAAAATCGAAAGTAGAAGTTTACCTATTTTTTTCAAGAATAAATTCATGTTTTTTGCAAAAAGTTATATATTACATTTGTGTTTTTTCACCTGTTTTTAAATTAGTAACGATTCTTTTAGTTGTTACCTGATTATTAGTACGTTCTGTTATAATCTCTATTTTTTTATCACCTTCAAATATTGTTCTAATTTGAGTGGTTTTCATTCCAGCAGTGTTTGATTGCGCACGTTGTTGCATACCACCAAATTGTGGTACATTACCATTTATGGGAAACGCATTAAATCCGGAGAATGATCCATGTGCAAATAGTGCCGCAAACAAATCGTTAGGATTATGAAACACATTACGTTGACCAGTAAATTGTCTCATATTTGGTTGCATAGGTTGCTTTTGTGTTAATATATCGTAAGCTTCTGAAATTTCTTTAAACTTATCCTGTGATTCTTTACTATCATTATTTTTATCAGGATGCCATTTAAGAGCCATTTTTTTATATGCCTTTTTAATATCATTCTCATCGGCGTTTAGTGAAAGTCCAAGGATATCATAATATTTTTTCATATGCTTATATAATACGGAAGTACTTATATATTATTTCACATATAAAAACAATATAAAATTAATCCACATAATATAAATAATGGAAAGTAATGAAATGAAAGTAACCAAACGTAGTGGAGTAAAAGAAGAAGTATCATTTGATAAAATTTTACATAGAGTAAAGAAAATTGGTGCTGAAGCCAATATTTCAATCAATTATTCAATGCTTGTCATGAAAATTATAGATCAATTGTATGATAATATTGACACGAGAAAAATAGATGAATTGACTGCTGAACACTGTGCATCACAAAGTACACATCATATGGATTATGCTTCTCTAGCGAGTAGAATTATTATTTCAAATCATCATAAGAATACAACAGATTCATTCAGAACAGCAACTGAGAAATTATTAAATTTATGTGATATTCATGGTAAAAAAATCCCTCTTGTTAGCGAAACCTATTACCAAAATGTTATGTATAACATATCAGATATTGAAAATGTAATAGATCATAATCGTGACTATTTAATCGACTATTTTGGTTTTAAAACATTAGAACGTGCGTACTTACATAGAATTCGCGGCGAATTAGTGGAGAGACCACAGTATATGTGGATGCGTGTTGCTATTGCGATTCATGGAAGAGATTTTGAAAAAATCAAGAAAACATACAATTTAATGTCCTGTAAGTATTTTACTCATGCCACGCCAACATTGTTTAATGCTGGATCAACACGAAATCAAATGAGCTCATGTTTTTTAATGGGAATGGAATCAGATAGTATTGAGGGAATTTACAACACATTAAAAGATTGCGCCAACATTTCAAAATATGCGGGAGGCATTGGTTTACATATTCATGACGTTCGTGCTAAAGGTTCGCACATCAGAGGGACCAATGGAACATCAAATGGAATTGTTCCTATGTTACGTGTATTTAATAATACAGCCAGATATGTTGATCAAGGAGGTGGAAAGAGAAACGGTAGCTTCGCTATATATATTGAACCATGGCATGGCGACATTTCAGAGTTTTTAGAGCTCAGGAAAAATCAGGGAGATGAAGAGTTGAAGGCGCGGGATTTATTTTATGCAATATGGATTCCAGATTTATTTATGAGACGTGTTAAAAATAACGAAGATTGGACTTTATTATGTCCTGATGAATGTCCTGGTTTATCGGATGTTTATGGCGAGGAATTTGACGCATTATATATGAAATATGAAGTTGAAAATAGAGGAAAGAAAACAGTGAAAGCGCGCGATTTATGGTTGAAAATATTAGATAGTCAGATGGAAACCGGTACACCGTATTTGTTATATAAAGATGCCGCAAACAAGAAGTCTAACCAGAAAAACCTAGGCACTATCAAAAGTTCAAATTTATGTACAGAGATTATGGAATATTCAGATGGTAAAGAAACTGCCGTATGTAATTTGGCAAGTATAGCACTATCCTCTTTTGTAAATAAAGATGGTACATTCGATTATGAACAATTACATACCGTTTCTAAAATCGTAACTGAGAATCTAAATAAAATCATTGATACCAATTTCTATCCAACTGAAAAAACAAAGCTAAGTAATCTTAAACATCGACCTATCGGTATTGGTGTACAGGGGTTAGCAGATACATTTGCCCTAATGGATCTTCCATTTGATTGTGAACAATCTCGGGAAATAAATAAATGTATATTTGAAACAATATATCACGGTGCATTAGAAATGTCTAATGAGTTGGCAATTTCTAGACAACCTATTATGAGTTCAATTCATGATTTATATTCACAACGCATGAACATAGAAAATGAAGGCATAGTTCCGTACGAAATAGCGGATAACAATATTTTATCCGAGGAAGAATGGAACAGATTAATGCCGTTGAGCGAAGAGTTGAATAATCTTTCCTCTGATTATTTAGGTAGTTACTCCAGTTTCAGTGACTCGCCTACGAGTAAAGGAATATTGCAATTTGATTTATGGGGTATTATACCTTCTAATAGATATGATTGGAATAAGCTAAAAGAGTCGGTCAAATTACACGGCGTGCGTAATTCTCTATTACTCGCACCCATGCCAACAGCATCCACCTCCCAAATTCTAGGAAACAATGAATGTTTTGAGCCATTTACTAGTAATATATATAGTAGGCGTACACTTGCCGGGGAATTTATGATTGTAAATAAACATCTACAGCATGAATTAATAACCCTAGGAATTTGGAATGATACCATTAAAAATAAGATTATTGCCAATAAAGGGAGTGTTGCTGGTATTGATGAAATTCCTGATAAAATTAAAGAAAAATATAAGATTGTATGGGAAATTCCTATGAAATGTGTTATTGATATGTCTGCTGATAGAGGTGCATATATTTGTCAAAGCCAAAGTTTAAATTTATGGATGGAAACACCTACGTATAAAGCACTCACATCTATGCATTTTTATGCGTGGGAAAAAGGTCTAAAGACGGGAATGTATTACCTGCGAAGAAAAGCAAAACATCAAGCACAGCAGTTTACAATTGATCCTGATGCCACTACTATAGATAACGCAGATGATGAGGTATGTGATGTATGTTCATCCTAATTTGTTGATAAATTACAATTTGTTTATATATGGTGCATTATTTACTTGAAAACATTTGAAAACATTTGAAAACATTTAAATGACATTAAATAACATAGAAAATTATATTATATATATAATATAATGAGGAGTGTAAATCAATTAGAACCTATCAGGAAATCAGTTGAAAAATTGTCCAAATTTCATCAAATAGAAGTTCTTAAAATACTTATGGATCATAATATTGAATTGAATGAGAATAATTACGGAACTTTTATTAATATGAGCGAGTTAGATGGAGGTATCATTGACAAAATTATTAATTACATGGAATATGTTGATGAACAAGAATTACAATTAAAAAACGTAGAGCGCGAAAAAGGCGATTTGAAAAACAAATTTTTTAAAGCTAATAGTTACCATAATGAAGAGGAATTAGTATCCATGGAAACTTAAATTTAAACCTATAAATATACAATGTCATGTAAATTGTATATTTATTATCACCGATTTAACGTTTGGTTTTTTTATACGTTTTACTTCTTTTTCGTTTATTCGAAACAGTATGTTTTTTTACCTTTTTTCCTCCACGAATTTCAGAGTTAAAATTATCGAAGGTAAGTGAGGGCATCCCGTTAAATTTGCTTTTTGGTATTTTATATAGTTCTTCGTATAAACTATCTACACCATCATAGCGTATACTATTTTTATCTATATTCAATATTTGAATAAGTTCCTTTAAATGTTCTTCTGATTCACAATCTACTTCTATAAACTCTGGAATTCCAGGCCATGTATCAAACACAATCTCTTTGGCTAAAGGATGTGTCCATTTTTCCCTAGCTGTTTCCTGAAATGACTTTAGTTTTAGTCCCGACTTCGTTAGAAATTCTAAACCGCTTTCATAATCTCCATCCATCTTTATTTCATATTCCAAAGGAAATTTTGATTGATTAAATATTTTACATGTAAGGGTTACATTGTTCTCCCCTTCGTTCCGAAGTCTAATGAATCCATCCACTGTTGGGTCTGGATGATGAAATACATGTCTGTGCATATATTGTTTTGAATGCTTCAAAGACGCATTATTTTCTTTCAATGTTTTTTTGAATACTTCTATATCGGGATTGATTATTTTTAATTCAAACTCTTTACCCATTATATAATACGGATATAAATTATATATTAAGAGTATAATAATAATAATAATAATAATAATAATAATAATAATAATAATAATAATAATAATAATAATAATAATAATAATAATAATAATAATAATAATAATAATAATAATATTATTATTATAAT